TTATGTCAAAATGGTGCGCCCGATTTTCAAATGGGCGATACGCCAGGGCTGGATTGCAAGCGATCCGTTCGAGGGAGTTCGGAAGTTCCGCGTACCTCAGGAACGGATTCACGTTTACAAGCCATGTCAAATCGAAGCCATGCTTGCGGTGTCCAACGATATTTGGCAGGCAAGAATTTTGGCTGCGGTAACGGCAGGCGCGAGACGTTCGGAAGTCTTGAATCTGACCCTCGATGATATTAACTTCGACGATTGCGAAATAGCAATCCAGCCGAAACGCGACACCGCAGAGACTTGGGAATACTGGCCGAAGAATAAAAAGTATCGGATAGTACCATTAGTCCCGATGTTTTATAATCTGATAGTCAGTAAGATAATTCCCTCTCTAAAAGGACAGCAGTATCTAACTCTCTCGGAGAAACGTCACTGGACATTGCAGCGGCAAAGACCGTTAAATTACAGAAGAAGAATCAATCCAGATGAGAATTTCAACAAACCGTTTAAGCGAATCATTGAAAGAGCAAACACATTACTTCCTTCTTTAGACAGAATAAGTCTTAACAGGACATTTCACGACCTGAGACGGACCTGTATTACCCACTGGACCCAGAATCCGAAACTGTCACCGCAGGAAGTACAATTGCTCGCCGGACACGCCGATATTAAGACGACAATGGAGTACTATGCAGCCGTCCGCGACGACGTGTGCCGACGAGCACAAACATCAATCGGGGCGGCCGGGAATGATCCGGCGACCTCTTGACCCCCAGTCAAACGGTAGGGTCAAAAAGTAAAGTATAACGGTTCGACCAAGCTGTGACAAGCTTTTTTGAATGTGTCCGGCGGCGTGGTAGCGCCGGTGGCTTAGAGATATGAGATAATGCTTGAGGTTATCAGAAACTACTAATACTGATGCCAAAAAAGGCAGAGACGTAGCAGGCTGGGGAATCCTGCCCGGACACAGCAAATAACCCGCTTCGAGCTTTCCTTAAAATCTCCTCGGCTCAGGCGGATTATCTCAGGGATGGGCCGAAGAACACGGATGTCATCGGCGGAGTACAATTTCTGACTATATAAAGACCCTCTTTGACTTTCACTTCGGCCCCCCTTTTTAAGCTTATCACAACCTCCTCCGCGAAAGGGGTCAGGGATGACTCTGGCCCCAATCGTTATTAAAGAAAGGAACATTAGAAATGGAAAAAAGCGTATTGGAAAAACGAATTATAGAAAAAGCCAAAAATCGTTTTGACCAGGATGTTGAGAGTGCACGTGAAGTCTTAGCAAAACATCCTATACTTAATGCTCTTTGGATTCATATCAAAGATAATGTCAAATTGAAACTTTGCGCAGTACACGGCTATTGTCCAGCAACGGACTTATTCACATACTCCCATGATAGAAAACTACTTTGCGAGAATACAAACTTCTATGAAATCAAGAGCAAATTGATGGAAAAGTACATCGAAGAGGAAACCGACAAAATCCTTAATCAACTTTCTATTCTTCAGGATTATATAATCAATGAAAGTGAATAGAGAGAATCCGCCGAAAGGCGGCTCACGAAGAAGCCGGATAATGACCGTTTGAAAAGTTAATATTGGGCAGTGGCGAAGGTGGGAAGTTAATGAGCAAGAAAACAAGATATATAGACATAAATGATGGTGATGGAATATGTGCAAAATCAGACCAGAGTTTCTATTTAACATGCTGTGATTGTGCTTTGACTCACCATATTAAGGTCATCATTGTCAAGAATGAAGTAATGATGATGATAACAAGAGATAAACGCAGAACAGCACAGAAAAGGCGAAGAATTAAAGAAGTGACAGCAGCCGATTTTAAGGAATAAGAAAATGAAAACATGCAAAGTATGTGTGCATTACAGTAAATATGAGGGGGATATGTTAAACAAATCAAATCGTGGCGAAAAAATGATAATGTACTGCCGAAAACATGAAGTGCATTACGATAATACAATAAGTTGCTCCGGTTTTGAAGAAGAACCAATAAAAATAGAAATAACACCAGAGTGAATAAACCGGCTTCGGGGCGTTGCCAAAGTCAAGGCAAGGGAGGTCAGACTTAAATTAACACTTTTTTGAGCATTAAAATAGGAAACTGCAATCAGGATGCCCGAAGCCTTTTTGGAGATAGATTATGAACTATTACGAGGACAAATTCAGGAGTCGATTTGAGATGGTCGAGTGTTGGTGCTGGCTCTTCAAGTGGACGGCAATAGCCATGTTTTTTATATGGCTCGGAACGAAGATTGGAGGTTAATCATGCCGGAAGAAAAGAAATCAATTTATGAATTGAAGTTGCACGAAGAACTGTCACTTAATAAATGGCTGTGTGTATTTAGAGTTCCAGGTGGATGGATATACCAAACCTCTGACCCTCGATATGAATGGGACAATATGGCCGTTTTCGTCCCTTTCAGCAACCAATTTTATCGAGAAGAAATGAAGAGGGTACTAACTGAATACTTATCACTTGAAGCATTAAGCGCGAGGCTGAACTTGCCACAGAATTATCTGAGGGTATTGACCGATAGCAGCGCAATTCCATCCTTAGATGTCAATGGACGTCTCAGATTCAGTGAGCCGGATGTCAGAGATGCTCTTTCAGTTCTTGCGCTCAAACCGAAGCACAATCACGATGAAAGGAAGTTATGAAATGCTAAACCTAAAATCACCCACGAAATTAGACCAAATAGCCGAGGCGGAGAAAGAAGGTTAATCATCGACAGATGGGGGCCATCAATGGATTGTGTAATATGCGGCCAAGCAAGGAGTGCCATACAGATGCGTCATTGTAACGACTGCGAAAAAGATATGTGCAACCAATGTATAGATGACCATGACTGTCACAATATAGACGATTTCATCGAGAGACTGAACGAACCTTTAGCAGTATGTTTGGCCAATTTTGGCTATTATTTCGCCGGCGAATCCGAGAAAGACGGCCAAAGGATATTTGAGTTTCGTTCTTCTGAAGCTCCAAGAATGGAAGTGAGAATTGATATTTAGAGGACAAGCAATGACAGATAATAGATGCAATTACAAAGTATGGACTGGTAGTTATATAAATCCACAGCGCAGATGTTCACGCAAAAACGGACATGGCAATAAAGGTTTATATTGTAAGCAACATGCAAAGATAATGAAAAAGCGAAAGGATAAGCAATGACAGATAACGCCAATTTAATACAAGGTTCTCCCGAATGGCATGAAGCCAGGATGGGGAAGATAACTGGAACGGGATTTCATAAAGTCTTATCAAAGAAAGGCAATACCCGCAAACACTATATGAGAGAGCTAATCCTTGAAAGAAAGACTGGCATATCAACAGAGTCTTTCACTAACGCCGAAATGGAGTGGGGAACACAAAATGAACCTATGGCACGGGAATATTATGAGAAGGTCAATTATGGCCGTGTCAAGATTAAGCAAGTGGGATTTATCAATTACCAACCTGAGTCTCAAGCTGAACGAGTAGAGTTTGCCGAGTATGTAGGTGTTTCTCCAGACGGTTTGGTTGAAACCTTAGAGGCAGATGATGGAGTTATCGAAATCAAATGCCCGAATACCAGTACGCATCTTGGATATATGGCTTCACGTATTTTGCCTTCAAAGTACAAATCTCAAGTGCAGGGAATACTCTGGGTAACTAAAAGAAAATGGTGTGACTTTATCAGCTTTGACCCCCGTGTTGAGAAACAGCCTTTTTGTTGTATTAACGTCAAACGAGATGAGGAATATATCAACAATCTCAAGCAAGAAGTATCCAAATTCATAGATGAGATGGTAAAAATGCAGAATGAAATAAAAGACGTTGACCCTCAACTTTTGATAGATGTTACGGGTGGGTGTTCTGAGGAGGAATGGTTAGAATCAAGACAAATGGAGATTCGGGGCAAAGTCCGTCATGGTGTGGTCTGTGCAATAATTTCAACAGGAAATTTTGAGGATTTGAATAAAGATTTTATCAACAAGTGGGTCGATTTCATAGTGACGGGAGAATGACAATGGAAATAGTCAGAAATCAAACATTATATAAATGTTCTTATTGCAACCGTCGCAAACTAACAAAACGTGGCTGTATCCAACATGAAAACAATTATTGTTCATCACCGAATTCTCCACACAAAATTAGGATGGAAAAAGAACGAATCGAAAAACAAAGCAAATGCAAACATGCTCGGAAAGAAACCATTTATTCATACATCCCCGGCGAGTGCGTGAAACAGCCAGACCATGATTTGTGTATAGATTGCAATAAGATTTTAGGATGACGGGAGAATGACAATGAGCAAACATACTTGTGGTCAATGCGAATATTATATGAACAAAGAGTGTCCATTTTCAGATAGAACGGCATTATCTGAGGGATGTGGAAAATTCAAATATACAAATCCAGAAGGTCGTATAGATTTCCTCCAAGCTGAGAACGAACACCTGAGTAATACGGTGGAATCTACACGCCAAGATTACGCAGACTTATTAGATGGAACTATGGAAGCCAAACTCCAAGCCGAGAACGCTTCCTTAAAAGAAATCGCTGACCTCGCTCTCAATATTCATACAAGAGACGGATTGTATGTAAAAGAGAAGTGGGGTGTTATGGGCATAGATGCAGAGAAGCTTTTAGTCAGTAAGATTGAAGCACTGACGGGAGAATGACATGAATAAAATATTACCAAAACACATGAACCAAACACTTAGGCAGTTCAAAAAACAAAAACGAAAAGAGTTTAGAGCTATCAGACAAGCCAGTCGTAAATTGAACTTTGCCTCTGCATATCTTCCAAGGGAAGCCTTTCGTAAATTCTCAAAAGCAGAAAAGCTCATTGAAGATGCTTATGAAATCTGCAAACCGTGGTGGAAGAAAGCCTGACGGGAGAATGACAATTATTACAAAAAGAAAACTATCGGCACAAATTGTTCATTATCGGTTGATGATAAAGAAAGGTTATCATCCTAAATTTTTCCAAAAATTAGTAAATAAGGCTTTAGAGAAGCAAAGAAAATTGTTTGAAGAAGAACGGAAATTTCGGAACGTGACGGGAGAATGACAATGGACGAATTTGAAAAATGGTTCGATAGAGTATTCGGAGATCCAAACCACAAGGAAATTATCAAAAGAAAAATTGAAAGATTGACAACCGAGAACGCCAAGCTGATGGAACGGGCAAATAATGCGGAAGCTGTTCTTGTTAAATTTGAACAGTTGGCCGGTGAAGAAGTTGCGGGATTTAATGTCCTCCAAGCCGAGAACGCAAAAATTCTGACTCGATTGAGCAATGCTTTTGATGAAATCGCCAAGCTGAGAGATACATTGGAACGCATTGATATTTGGGTAAAAGCATATCCACTTGACGTTTTCCCGAAACCAGACCTAAACAGAGCCGCTGAGGTTTTGAGAGCTTCGGGAATAACACTTGATGCCATTTCAGCAGATGCTATGCGTCAAGTTTTGGACGGTATTAAGAATATAGTTGAGCAAGCCCTGAAAGAAGACTCCGATGGATAACGGCTGCCCAAAATGCGAGCAGTTACCGGAATTTGCTATATGTCTCGATTGCCAACTGGCTCAAGCAGAATGGGAAGCTATAAAATGGCAGCAAGAAATTCAAAGAATAAAAATACTTAGAGTACAAGTAGAAAAACTCAAAAAGGAGCAAGAACATGCTGACGATTATAATTCCAATTGATTCTAATGGTTATTTTCATGTAACAAACAATGGGCGTGACGAATTATTCTCATGTTACAATCACGAACCGAAAAATGTTGATTTAGCTATAGATATAATCAATATCTATAACATGAAAGGAGGGGAAAAAGTAATCACACCACAGGAAGCGTTGATTATCAAACTTGATTTGCAAATCAGATGTGACACATCACAACTCGAAATCAAAAAATTTAATCTAAAGAGACTCAGAGAAGAAAAGGAGCAAATGAATGTTTCACACAGCGTACAATAATCTCGGTAAATTCGAGCCGGGTACTAATTACAATCTTAAAGTCGAAATGCCCGCTATAGTTAGAGCGGTTAAACCGATAGAGTATTCCAAGCAATCCGGCAAGCCGGGACAATCTATTTTTCTTGAGGACAATACCGGCGTTAAACAATGGGTAAAGCTGACAGGCACTTTTGAACCCCTCGATGACAGCTATATCGGCAAGACCTTCACTTTCAAGATATGGCCTTTCAAGCCCGACCAGTCACCCAAGACTTTTCTCTATTGTTGGATACAACGTCAAGTCCCTCAGAACGCCCAACAGAGTAACACTCAGACGCCTCAGACGCCGCCGCAGCATCCTAACCAGTCACAGGGCATAGATATTACGGCTCAGTTCATAGCCTTAGCAGAACGGCTTATACAGGCTGTGGAGTACGTAGTGCACGGCCACATAGAAACTGGTGGGAATCCCAATTATGTAGGAGACCATCCCGAAAAACCAACAGACGAAATACCATTTTGAGGTAAATCATGGAAGTAATGAAAGTAGCAGACCAGATAAATGACAGAATCAAGCGACTTGAGGAACTTTGTGGTGAAATTGACGATATTGGTGAAGAGAAAGCCAATGCTATCGCCAATTACGATGTTTCCTTAGCCGTTGCGATGGCTAAACTGGCAAGAGGTAAAATCAACCAAGTCGAGGGAGAAGCGTTACCTGACAATATACCTGCAACTGTCGCCAAAGACTACGCTAAAGGTTTATGCAGAGAAGAAAGATTCAAGTTGGAGAATGCCACGAACAAATATAAGGGACTTCTCACGAAAATCGAAGCCTTAGAAGCAAGTCTTAATGGCAAGCAGAGCATATTCAGGCACTTGAGTCACGAGGTTAAGTGACCCGAACTGGAAGGACAAGTAATGAGTATTGTACGAGTTTTTAAGATAAAAAAGGATGCAACTGATGAGCAATGTAAAGCCATTTCGGACAAGTTGGATTATCACGGCAAATTGCTATGTGACAATGAAAGGCGAAAAGAAATAGTTGCTTGTTTCGATGATGAGCTTGATTTGTTGGCATTTATGGTAGCGATAGGCGGAGCTAAAATAATCATAAAATAAGCATTTGAGTCACGAGGTTAAGTGACCCGAAAGGACAAGGACAATGAACGACCCTAATATAATCAAAGCTATAGAACAAATAGCCTCTAATGTAAATGTTTTGTCTATAGTTATTCCATTAGTTATTTCATTGATTGGATTAGCCATAGTTATCGCTATTTTATCAAAACGCTAACTGGAAGGATAAGGACAATGAATGAAATTATCGAAAAACTAAAAGACAAGAATTATGTTCGTCCGTTCGGGCTTATGACGCCGGAGGAGCAGGAATGTTTCAGGAAGGTCGGAATAAAAAGCTGCGAAACATATAATCAGGCTTATTGGCAACAAGCAGTAGGAGGATGCATGTTCGAATATGATCAAGATTGTACCTACGCCATCAAGCCCGACTACCAGCCTGAGCCGGAGTATGTGGATTGGGAGATTGTAAAAGGCAATGATAACTTTTTAGGAATCCATAGGCGAATTTTTAATGATCCTCCTATACCCTTCTCGTTCACCCACCTACATTGTGTGCCGTCCCTGTCGGGATTTAATTGCTTTTGGCATGATGAAGGGCCGGGTATTGCTGGAAAAGGATACATGCACAAAAATTCGTTTTGGTCCATCGGATTGGTATCACCAAAAAAAGCCGAAGGCAAGAAAGTTTACGCAAGGTTTAGAAAATGAGAGAACTGCCAATAATATTCAGTACAGATATGGTCAAGGCTATTCTCGATGGCCGAAAGACGGTGACTCGGAGAGTGATTAAACCACAACCAGTATTTGATGGTAAATATTGGTCATGGAAAAAATCAGAAAAGGATTGGTTTTCTGGTGTGACTTATGAACAACTCATAAGTGATAAAGGACTTTTATATCCCGAAAGAACACCCTACCAAAAAGGCGATTTGCTATGGGTGAGGGAGACATGGTGGGACTTGGGACACATGGAGAATGGAAAATGGCAAGGCCGTATCGAAAGCCACACAATCAAGCCCCGCTATGTTGCCAGTTGTCCCGACCCGTTTTCCGAAGGGATAGGCGGTATAATACAGCCAGTAAATATTCCATGGCGCCAAACCTCTTTTCTTAATAGTACATGGCGAAAAAGACCATCAATCCACATGCCCAAATGGGCAGCCCGTATATGGCTTGAAGTTCTCGATGTTCGGGTGGAGAGGTTGCAGGAGATAACAGAAAAAGATGCTATTAAGGAAGGAATGTATCAAGAAGGCTTTGAAATAGAAATTAGTAAGTATGTTGATAATCCAGTGGAACAATTTGCTCAATTATGGGATTCCCTCAATGCCAAGCGCGGCTACGGATGGGACGTAAATCCTTGGGTATTGAGATATGAGTTTAATGTAAAGCAGGGAAGCGATGAAAAAGCCGAAGACATCTGAAATAGAAACTTTTGATATTGCAAGAAAAGCATATCCGAGCGTTAAGCGGGGTCTTAATACCGAGTTTGATTATTTCTGCAAGCACAAAGACTGGAAGCAAGCTCTACCGCTATTAAAACCAGCTATTGATGAACAAATAGAAAGGCGGAGGCTCGATGCCCAAGCTAATCGCTTTGTCCCCCCGTGGAAACACTTAAAGACTTGGCTATACAACCGATGCTGGGAAGAGACAGAGGGCGTGACAGAATCACCGGAAGAAAAGGCAGTCAAAGAGAAACAGGAACGGGAAAGAAAGAAACAAAAAGACAGAGATGATTTTCAAAGATATTTAGAAAGCAAATCAACTCCCGCATTATTGGATATAAAAAAAGATGGTGGTTACTTACCAGGTCTTTGTGGCTGGCTTATAGATGAAATCCTGCAGAATCGGCAGAGAAGGGAATTAGGAGTGAAATAAGAATGTCAATCGTTTATGTTAAACCTGTTATTGAATTGTCAATGCGACAAATTTGCAAAAAGCCATATTTCAATCATAAACATGGCTGTCCTAATTATGGCAAAAGGCCAACCTGCCCTCCATTCGCACCTTTGGTATATGATTTTTTTGATATGTCGAAACCTATACTTGCTGTGTGGGTAGCGTTGGATTTGGAATTACACCGGGAAAAAATAAGAATTAAACATAAAGATTGGAGCAAACGTCAACTCGATTGCTGTTTGTATTGGCAGGGAACATTACTTAAAAGACTTCGCAGAGATGTAGAATACAATTTACATCGCCACTTATTCAATAATGCCGAACATTTAATCGTTACTTATGTACCAGAGGCAATGGGTGTTAATGTCACTGCTACTATGATGGAGGTTGGTGTGGTGTTGGAATGGCCACCCGAAAAAACAGTTATAAAAGTTGCTTTTATTGGTGTAAAGAAAATCAAAAATCGGCAGAGAAAGGAATTAGGAGTATAAAGGAATCCACGGATGGGTAATTTCGGCCACGTTGAAAAAATAACAAGAGAAGTTGGCGGCAAGATTTGTACTTTCCGCTCTAAGCTTGAGTACAGGTGGTCTGTCTGGTGTCAGCTAAGGAAAGAGCAGGGCATTATTGTGGAGTGGTGGTATGAGGCACACGATACCTTGCTTGAACTGGAAACTGCTTATTTCAAGAATCGCAAACTATACTTGCCCGATTTTACTATCAAGATAATAGACGGCTATGAGTTTGAGGAGACTAAAGGCTATTTCCCGCCGAAGGACTACACCAAAATCAAGTTAGCTGCACAGCAGTACGAAAACCCAATTACCCTGATATTTGCCAGCCTTCCTTCTAATAGCAAAAACTCAAAGACAAGAAAACAATACGGTAGGGCAAAGCGGTTAGAGCCTTTTCTCAAAAGAGTAATCTATAATGCAAATCGTGATATATTCAAAAAAATAAAACATTTATTTACTGCATGAGGCGGTGACTGATGGATGAAGAAGAAATAGAAGACGACTACGAACCGGAGGTTTTTGGCTCTTTTGAGAAAAGGGCTATGGCAGACCGAATGCGCCGATTAAAAGAACCTATTGTGTCAATTTATCAGGAGATTTCGTGACCGAGAACGAAATAATATGCGGGGATTGGCGGTGTGGATAATCCCGAACAACTTAGATGTATCAGCCTGTGTACGGGATACGCTGGGCTCGAATTGGGACTCAAACGAGCTTGGCCGAACGTGCGAACGGTCGCTTATGTGGAGATCGAAGCCTTCGCGGTGGCGAACCTGGTTAGCAAGATGGAAGCGGGTAAGTTGGATGTCGCTCCTGTCTGGACGGATGTTAAAACCTTCGATGGCTCGCCATTTCGTAAAAGGGTACACATCGTCACTGCCGGTTATCCTTGCCAACCGTTCAGCGTTGCCGGCAAGAGGAAAGGGACTAAAGACTCTCGACACCTTTGGCCGCATATTGCTCGAATCATTGAGGCAGTTAGACCTGTTTGGTTCATCGGAGAGAACGTCCCCGGACACCTTAGCATTGGATTCCCCGAAGTTTACAGAAACCTACGAAATATGGGTTACTCAGTTGAGGCTGGACTGTTTACGGCGGCAGAGGTCGGCGCTCCCCACAAACGGCAAAGATTGTTCATCCTATCCTACGCCAGCAATGGTGGACGGGGGCAGTTATTTCAACAAAAGCAAAAGTGCAGGAGCAGCAATACGGCCGACTTTGGGGGCAATGGCAAAATACAACATCTGGCCGACGCCGAACAGCAACTGCGTAACGGGATCCGGACGGCAAGGACGGGAGGGCGGAATGAATATTCAGACTGCCGCTGGCCTGCCCGCCCCGGACAGACTCAGTACGAATGGGAAGAGCCGAGAGTTGTTGTGGAAAACTCCAGCAAACGAAGAAGGATTCAACAGAAGACGAGCGAAAAAAGGCGTGAGGACAGACGGTCTATCGACGCAAGCGGGCAAGGGCAAGCTCAATCCAGCGTGGGTCGAGCAGTTGATGGGACTTCCTGTCGGGTGGACAGAATGCGATTACTCGGCAACGGAGTCATCCGACAGCAGGCGGAGAAAGCGATAAGGATGTTAACAACGTTATTTGAATGATGGCAGCACAAGTGCCGAGAGGCGGAAAGGAGGTAGCTGAATGAATACATAAATTGGTTCTTGTAAGGAAAAAAGAGAATTTATTTTAAGGGGTAAAGTAAAAATGAATAAGTTAATTGTTATGTTGGTGCTCATTTGTTTTTGTTACGGTTGTTCAGAGCAAATGGCAGTAACACTACTCAGCAGTCCGAACGAATTCGAGGATGCTACAACTGAGGATGCTATCAGGGTTGGCACACGGATCGAGCAGACTGAAGTCGGCTTGGCAAGCTATTGGTGGCCGGAAGGAGATTCGGATATAGACCAAACTTACGGAGCTTATATTTTACAGTCTCTTACAGACCCAAACGGTTTAGGAATATTGGGAAGGCCATACATCGGCGGCCAGGCAACTTTAGACATCGACAATGACGGTGGTATGTATGCTTTCATTGCAGGAACGGTCTACGAGATAGGGGGCGTAGAAATCCTCACTGAGTTTTCTTTGCGGTCGTACAGCGAATATCTGAAATTAGCAAATGACTCAGGCACTGATAGGTACAAAGTTGCTATTGGGACTCGTTTCAGGTTTTGAGGATATGTCGGCGAAGGGCGGTAAAAGCACTGCCGCCCTCGCCGGCATTAGAAAATGAAGAAGGAATGCACAACATGTAATAAAAGAAAGCCTCTCGGCGAATTCTACAACCAGACAAAAGGAAAATATGGTTTAAGGTCTTCTTGTAAGGAATGCGAAAAAGTATATCACAAAATATATTATCGCTCAAAACATCCGCTTCAGCCGAAACAAAAGCATTTTTGGAGGCCGGAAAAAGGCCAACAGTTCGACGCTTACGGAAGTTTTGACGGTAAAAAAAAGAATGATTCTATATACTCAAAAAAACACCACAAACACCCGGCGTCACCATTTATTTGTATTCATAATGAAAATAATTACATCTTAGCCAAAAGCCAAGATGGGAATGAATATGAATTGTATACGAACTTATTTTACTTCACAAAAAGCCCCCCGGCACAACGGCACAGGGGGCGGGTTGGAAATTACTATTGTTCTATTTCATCGCCGGTGTATATCTTCACGAGCCTTTAACCAATCTCGATTAGTCAATGGTTTTGGACAGCACTCAAGAGGTACACGTTTTGTTATGCCTATTATAATACTTTTTGTTGTGGTCTTATATTTAAGTTGACAACCAAATGTTTCCGAGCATTTGCAACCAAGACAATCTTTACGTATACGTTTACTTACTTTCATAAAGACCAACAATCTTTGCCGGAAACACTTCTTTCAGGGTCAACGGCTTGCGTAGCTATTTCAGTTTTACTCCAACCTTGTTCTTTCGCACAATATCGGCAGATAAGTTCATCTGCTTCTCCACAAAAATAAACATTGACGGCGACATATTTACACATTCTACGTGAACAGCTATCACATTTATCAGTTTCTGGGCATTTTCTACAGTCAGCCAAACTTCTCCATCCAGAACAACCTTCATCTGGCATATCAAAATCGGGATTTCCTAAAATATCTGCTTTTTTCATTGGTAAAGCCCATTAAGTCCATCCTGCATATCCTCAAAGCTGACATCGGCGTACATATTGGCAGTAGTGGCTGGTGAAGCGTGACCTAATTGCTTCTGGACTTGTCTTAGATTTCCGGTTTTCTTTAACAGGTGAACGGCTATTGTATGACGTGCTGAATGAATTGATAGCTCTTTCGGTAGGCCGGCCAGTCGAACCGACTTATACCATATCCTTTGCAGGCCCTGCGCGGTCAGTGGGCCTCTTTCTCCGATGAATAGAGAGCCAGAGTCTCGACTGCCGATAAAACTCCTTAAATGGGCGGCAAACTCCACGCTGATAGCCAATATATCATCGCCGTCGCCGTTACGTTTCTTGAGTCGATGGATGTGGATTAAGGAACGGTCAAAATCTATATCTTCAATCTTAACAGAAGCAATCTCCGAGACCCTCAGACCTGTTAGCAAAGCAAAGTCAACCAGCATCCAAGCCAACACTCCCGTCTTTGTGGTCCGGGCTTTAGTTACTTCCCGCAGACGGCCTACTTCTTTACTATTCAGGTATTTGGTGCGGTCAATACTCATGGTTTCTCCGCCAGAGCGATGGCGGCTTTAATCTTTCTTTTATTTTCCGTTGTGCCACAATAAGCCTTAATAGCTATCTTGCACGCATCCAGCAGGGCATAGTGGCTGTTGCAAGCCTTGACAATAAAACAGGCATTGGCATCTATTTGTTTTATAGGAACACCATTATCTTGAGGCAGTCGCATATCACAAATACACTTTGCTTTAGATAAGCCTTCTGTTGCTTTTATTGCATAACTTCGAGGCCCAGCATCTATTTTCCACGGCCCTGGTGTATGTTTACCTTCCATCATTATTCCCCTTTCTGCGCCAGAACGATGGCGGCTATCAACATTTGCTTACATTTAGCATCTGTTGGAGATAATTCTAATTCATCATCCCCGTTTTCATCGACTGTGTAATTTATCAATAAAGCAAGCTTAGACGCTTCCAGCAAATTAGCCTTATCTGCCGCGTCCTTTGTCACTTCATATCCGCACTTTTGGCAGATAACCATTCCACATTTTTCAATGCAGACTTCGCCACATTTTTTGCAGTAATAATCCATTTCCAACCCCTTTCTGCGTCTTGAGACGCCGTACAAGCCACGATCTCGGTTCGAGGCATAGTTAGTGCCACCAACAACTCTTATATATTTGAGCTATTAGATATGGCCAATCAATTTATCAGCCATTCCAAGAGCTGCTGATTTTGTGCCACGATAAGCCTGCTCAGTCGGCTGACTATCAATTGCGCCAATTGTGGCGCATAAGTTAATCACCTCTTGTTCTTGTGGTAAAAGCCGACAGTCTTGTTGGGCATCCGAGAATTTGTCGTCCTCGATAAGTATGATAATTCCCTGTAGTATTTTTGTGGAGTCCATTTTCCAACCCTTTCATAAAAGTTATAGTTTACATCCTACACGTCGCCGCCTACGCGCACGCAGAGGGCAGTGGGGAGGATGGTTAAGATTCGTCAAAAACAGCATTAAATTCTCCACACTTAGGACAATTAGAGCCATGTAATTCATTTATGCAGGTCGAACATAAGACAAATACTTCGCCGCAACTATTACACTGGACGCCTTCGCCTTCAAGTTTATTCAACTGTTTTTTACATTGTGAGCAAGCTTTCATTTTCCAACCCTTAAATAGACGCCCGGCCAGTGTTGTCATGGATACAGACCAAAAGAAGGAGTGTAGCCCACCGGCCAGGCATATTGTTGATAATTGAATTGTTTTTATCTATATCCATATCCATGACGTCTATTATTAAAGGATAAAATACCCGGAAAGTCAAGCAAATAATGAGAAATCTTTGAAAGTTTTTGTAAATGTAGCATAAATAAAGGCTTATAAGCCTTAAAATTTGAGACGGTGACATATACTTGCTTGAAACTTAAAGCAATTTGTCCTTGACTTCCGATGCGTTTGTGATATAATACCGGTTGATATGATGCAAGGATGCGATAATAATTTGATAGTAGGATTAACCCGGCAAGGGCAGTCTTTACCAAAAAGATCACTGCTCTTCGCCGGTTTTTTTATGTATGTTACTTGCCGAGGGTTCGCCGGTAGGCAAGATAATATAAAAGACATAAGTGATTATTTTGGTAAAGGCGGGAGCAATGTCTGAAAGCTTGACAACTCCACAACTGGCAGGATGCTCGGACGGTTTTAACCTGCCAGGAGCGCTATCAAAAAAAGGCACAAATGCATATAACCAGCATAGCCTATATGCAATATTTGTCCGTCCGACCATAAGCAACACCCTCTCCGCTAACGGGAATGGATAGTTTTTTAAGCTAGCGCCAAAATGATTACGAAACTGATAGTTAAGCATTTTCTTCTGTTTAACAACAGCTAAAAGCCATTGCGCTTCCACCATCCGCACTGGGAATGGATAAGGGGAAATATGATAGTAACAAAAAAAAGATTAGATAACTTATTGGCGCAAGGTATGAGTTTAAAAGGCGCATGGAATTCAGCGCAGATAAAAGCTTTAGTTAAAGATGAAGAGTTTATTGGTGGATTCCCTCGTCCAGGTTGGAAGATTAGGTTAATTGGTAAGAAAATATCTCAAGCTCAGATTGATGAGTTTTTAAGACTAAAAAATAAACATTTAAGTCAAAAAATGCCCTTATTTGTAGGAATACAAGCATAAGCAAGAAGTGAAAAACCAATAAATTAAGGAGTAACAAGAAATGGCTGAAACAGAAGGAAGAGCAAAGCAAGACATTGGGCAGGATGAAGCCTATATTGTCAATCTTAAAAAGGTTGTCGAGCTCGCAGCAGACAGGGATGACCGCAATCGCTTGTGGTTTGACATGATTATATCTCAAGCGGTTGCCTTGAATAACAACATGACTACTGCGATAAGCGGCATCAATTCGCAGATGTTGGGAATGGTCAAACAATCGAGAGTTCCGGCTGATAAGACGGCAGAAAATACCATTGGCGTCAATGAGACTGACCACATCGTAGGCCAAATTCTCAATTCTCCCTGGGCTGAAGCGATGAAGACTTTGATGGCTCAAGTAATGACAGCAGAATCGGATAAAAAGAAGTAACAGCATCCATTCTAAGCCACGATCTCAACATGAGGGGACTATAAAGTCGGCCAGAACAAGAGAATATGGCCGTAATAGTCTAAATCTATGAAAGAAAAAGAAAATCATCAAGGCGAAGGAGGAGGAAGACCAACAAAGTATCGAGATGAATACTGTGATAGATTAGTAAAGTTCTTCGACCAAGACATATATGAAGAAATCAAAACAGATAAGCTTAAAAATGGTGTGAAGGTTGGAACTGATGTAAAGAGATTTCCTCGTAAACTACCTACATTAGTAGGTTTTGCCAAAGAAATAGGCATAGGATACAGTACGCTAAAAGACTGGTGTAATGAGAATCACCCCTCATATCATGGCGAGTTTTCGGCTACAGTCACGCGCGTAAAGGATTTACAAAGGGATTTTCTCATCCAAAGTGGCCTTTTAGGGCTATTTAACCCACAAGCATTCAAATTTGTCGCAGTCAACATCACAGACATGGTAGATAAGAGGGACGTAGGCATTGAACCAAGCCAGGAGGCTAAGAAGTTTATGGAGTGGCTTGCCGGCAGATCAGAAGACCAAGATTAATTACTGGACACAGTATAGCAATAAGGCGTACAGTTTGGGCTATTTGAGAGTGAATGGGTGACATCAATGCCCATTATTGGGCCAATAATGAGGATAAGTATAAGCAATGGTGATAAAGGTAATAGGGGCTATATTGGCAGTATTATATATTATTGTGGCTACAAGACAGAGCTACTTAGCGGAGGAACGCGACAAACAACGCACTGTGAGACTATTGAAAGGTGATAATGATGAATAAGCATGCTTTTGTGTCCGGGATGGTCGATGGGGGTAGGGCCGGGTTTTGGTCTTCGGTCTTGTATATATGAGAAGCCCTCCCCCCACCAGTATATTTTTTTTTCACATAAGAGGCATGATGTTAAGATAGGCAAGCTATTTGAAGGTTAAAAAAGGCGAAAGTATCGGAATTTACGGGGGTAGTAATTTTTTGGTATTTTCGGGGTGTTAAGATAGGTAGGTAGTCTCGTAATGGCAAAATCTTTGAGAGTTCATCCGGGCCAGAGATGGATTAGGGAGAAACCTGACGGAAAGCATATAATTGTACCATTGTCGCAAGAGCCGGGCCACGAATGGTTATGTGCGCAATTCCAAGTATGCGAGCATGGCGAAGGTTTCTTGTTAGGCGCTCAAATTATTCCTTATTCAGATGACGAGATTATGAAATATTTTGAGTATCAAGGTGATATATGGCATGAGGTAGCGGAGTAATGGCATGGCTTAGAAAGATATATCGTTTATACATGAGGGGCGCGAGAAATAACTATTTTCCGTTGTGGAGACGAAAATGATAGAAACAACAGTAGAAAGTTCATTGGGTATTAGTCGATTGCGGGAATTTGTTGACGAGCAGCATCTTGAGCCGAAGGTAACGGCGGCGGTTCGTGATTCCCAAACCAAGGAAGTTCGCGTTGTCAAGGTTGGCAGGAATGAAAAATGCCCGTGCGGTAGTGGGGAGAAGTTCAAGAAGTGTTGTTTTTGGAAGGTTGGTTGTGGTGCTGAGGTAGTCTCGTAATGGAAGAAGTAATGATTAACGATTTAATATCGGATGGCATTTTGCCTGCTATCCACGCTCACAGAGAGGATGATGATTCGATAATAATTGAGTGGATATTTCCAGATATTCGGTTTGGGCTTAACATTGAAAAAGACAAAAAGGAGTCTGGTTGGCACGTAGTAAGTAAACAAATAGCTGCATCCGGCCCTTTGTATGAGGTAGTCTCGTAATGGGAAAACCCAACTTCAATAAAACATAACAAATTAGGGATATGGCAAAGGTAATCTCGTAATGTTCAATATTTCGGCAATATTATTACTTATGATATGTTTTGACATTTGGCCTTTTGATGGTTGGCTTGAATGAGAAAGTCTCGTAATGATTAGAGTGAAGTCTCGCAAAAATGGAATATGTCAGGATATGTGTGATTTCGGTTTTCATAGTTATATGCGGGTTCCTTTTTATGTGTGGCATGAAGACCCGGATTGTGAAGATACTCCAAGGGATATACCCAGCAACTTACGTAAGTATTTTGCCAGTCTTGCCGAACAGGGTGTAATTCTCAGTGATAGGCAGAAGGCGTGGTATGTGAATATGCTTGCACGCAGACTTAATGACGTTGAGTTAATGAAGTTTGAGTACCCGTCAACAGAGGAGGAATTTATATTTTTTGGTCGAGATTATAGGGAAGCATAAATGAAAATTCGAGGCATATTAGTCTCGATAATAATTGGGTTACTTTTGCCTGGGGGGGCAATGTTACCGAAGACGAAGGCACAATTGAAGAAATGTTTAAACACGAAGACGTGGCGTAAAAACCATCTTTACACCATAGTCGATGAGGGCGGTACGAAGATGCCTTACCGTCAGAGGCCGGTTCAAAAGGAATTTGCCGCCGACACTCATCCCCTCAAAGTCGTTTTGAAGTCGCGTCAGCACGGATTTTCAACCGAGACCGATATTGACATGCTCGATGATTGTCTTTTCATTCCGAATTTAGTATGTGGTATTATAGCTCATACCAAGATAGATGCCGAGGAGATATTCAATTCCAAGGTTAAGTTGCCTTATCATGCATTGCCCGATTTTATAAAGTTACAAAACAAGGCATTGAAAGATGATGCCTGCACTTTAAGGTTAGCAAACGGTTCGAGTATAAGGGTAGCGGTGGGATTCAGATCGGCGACGACTCATCGTCTTCACGTTTCGGAGTTAGGCAAGATATGCGCCAAGTACCCCAAGCGTGCGGAGGAGATAAAGACGGGAACAATGCCGTCTTTGCACCCCCAATTTGGCAGTAAGGCCGTAATAGAGGGAACTGCCGAAGGTGCGGCGGGCGACTTTTACGATTTATGCACCCACGCCCAGGCCGAGACCGCCCAAGCCGAGAAGGAAGGTCGAAAATTAAGTCCTTTACAGTACAAGTTCCACTTTTACGCATGGCATCAGGACCCCAAGAACTCGATTGAGCCGTTAGGTATAACGATTAGCGATGAATTGAATGGTTATTTCGAGGAATTGGCGGAGAAGGGTATAGTCACGAATTTAGAACAGCGTGCGTGGTATGCGGCCAAGAGGGATGGTGCCGGCGGTTTGGGTAAGTTAATGAAGCAGGAGCATCCATCTACGGTAGATGAAGCCTTTGAGACTTCGGTTAGCGGCGCGGTTTACGGCGATGAGATGGAAAGGGCGCGGGCGGAAGGCCGGATAGGATTTTACCCGTGGGTAAGAAATATTCCGGTACATACATTCTGGGACTTGGGATACAGGAACTCGACTTGTGTCGGGTTCGTTCAGTTTATTAAGGAACAAATCAGGATAATAGACTATTATTGTGAGAGGGGCCGGGGCGCGCCTTATCACGCCTCTCAGGTCAATAAGAAGGACTACAACTACTGCGAACATCACATGCCCCACGATGTAATGAGCCATGAGAAGGGTACGGGCATCATCTTAAAAGACACCTACCAGTCTTTATTAAAAGAACCTATTCGCACCGTCCAGCGTCCGAGGTTGAAAAAGGACTCCATAGAGGCTTTATCGGACATCTACGATTCGATATGTTTCAATAGCAAAACGTGCTGCGTTGTCGTCGAGGGTCACCCTGAGAAAAACTTAATCAAGTCTTTAGCTTATTACAGGTACAAGTGGGATGAGGACCTTAAAGTCTATAGTAAAGACCCGATGGGCGATTGGGCGGCCGACCCTTCGGATATGATGCAGACTTTAGCGTTACAGTACAGGTGGGGAAATATAAACGGCGAGCGTTTAGGTTATCCGAAGGCCATTCCCATCGAAATAGATGACGATGATTACGATCCTTACGCTCATAAGGTGCTGGAATTCGGGAGGCGCAGGGTATGAGTTTATTCGATACACCTCCCAAACCGATAAGTCCGAGTCCTCCGGTGATAATACCGGGCGAATCTCAAACCAAGCCGAAGACGAAGAAGAAATACCGGCAACTAATGGCTATGGATAAGGAGTTACAATTAGGAGTGGCGGGCAAGACATTGGGGAGCGGTAGTTAAGAGGTTTGATATATAATGCCTAAGAAGACAGTAAACGGAATAACGTACCACAAGACAGGTGGCAAATGGAGACGTGTAGGGAAGAAGAAACGTCGCAAAGGGAGTCTGATGGGCAAATGAGAGGTTAAGGAATGACACCATTTCAAGCTCTACTTTATGGACTGTTGTGTTTTACGGTAGGTTATTTATTTAGAGAATTTGAAAAATGGCTATTAAAAAAACCAGAAGAACCGAACGAGGTTAAGGAATGATAATTAAGACACTTATCAAAATATCTTTTGTTTTGTTTATCGCCTGCCTTTTATTTTGGTTAGTTTATTTCATTGGTTTGGATTCCGAGCCAAACGAACCGATGTTTACGAATTGTACGTTTACTGAGTCGAATGAGCCTATCAATGAAACATTTTTTGATACGAATGGTGTGTCAAGGTCGATAGAAGTTAAACACGGTGATCATGTCGATTTTATGACAAGCGGTACGTGGACTGGATGCTTAATTTTCGAGTATTCCACTGATGAAATAACGTGGATAATGGAAGAACATCCAATATTTCTGAGTTGCAATAATAGGAATTATCAATACTCAGATTCTGCAAATGAAAGCAATTATGGAGAGGGTATGGCTCTCGGTTTTTATCGTTGGAACATGATTGCCATGTTAAGTGGTAGATGTAATTATAGTTGGAACAAACGAATAGGTTCTATGATTACTACCGATCCGAACGAGGTTAAGAAATGAAGAAAGAACAAAAAGCGAGCTTATATATCTTATTTTACTTACTATTCTTGGGATTATGGTTCTTCGGAGTTTACGACTATATTTGGGAAAAATACCAAATTCATCGACTAACACCAGATTTAAGAATAAATATCATCGGCCTTGATAAACCGGAACTTGATAAGAGATATTATCATTTCGTTACAGATTACACCGAAAGCGGATTGCCGTTAAAAGGCGGAGTTGGCTTTACTAAGGAAGAATATGATGCTACGAGGTTAAGGAATGATAATTAAGACACTTATCAAAATATCTTTTGTTTTGTTTATCGCCTGCCTTTTATTTTGGTTAGTTTATTTCATTGGTTTGGATTCCGAGCCAAACGAACCGAACGAAACAAAGATTCATGGCAAGCCCGGTTGGTATGGCGAACCAAATCTTAGCCAAGACATGAGATTTAATTGTTATTGTGGCCAAAAAGTATGGATAAATTCTATGTGTATTTATCCTATTGATCGCGATTACCCCCTAAATTCTGAACCATATTTATATAAATGTCCTAAATGTGGACGGATTTGGATATTAAACAAAAGCATGATCTGGTGGTTGGACACAACTTCGCCAGGTCTATTGAACAGAGCGAGAACGGACGAAAATTTGAAAAAAGCATTATTGATAGTCAATCCTAACATTAAGTGTTTTCACGAATTGCTCGAAACAGATTATAGTGTGACACCGGGGGAAAATAAGTGTATTAAATGTGGTAAAGTTTACAGTGATGGCGATGGAAGGTTACTACGTGTCGACCCGAACAAGGTTAAGGAATGAATGAGAATTTTCAGATTACTTAGGGCTATTCTCGTTGAGTTAATAAATGATATAGAGGATTTTACGAGACACATGGGATGAGACGAAGAGACTATGGATATAGTTTGATTGATTTTCGCATGTTGAACCGGTTAAATAGATTGGAGAGATTGCGATTAGAATGGGAATCAAAAAGACAAGAGATATGTGGATTCTTTGGGTTCCTTGCAGACTTATATTGGAGAAATGTAAGAGTGCCGGACTATAAGGAATTCAGGATATGAGACGAAGAGACTTTAGGTGTGGGCAATGAAGAAGAATGATAAAAATGAATTTATTAAATCTTATCCAACAGAAGTTTCAATAATTTGTGCCCCTTTGAACAGAAACTTTTGTTCAGGGTGTACTACTTGGCATGGGCCGCATTGCAAATATGCAAATTATTATAAAGGAAAATGGCATCCTCGGTAACAAAAAGTTCAGGAGTATATGGAAAATAAATTAATTTAAGGCCGGTAGGTTCTCAAATGGGGGGGATTTACCGGCTATGGGGGGCCTAATGGGGGCCGAGTATAAGGACAAGACGTTCTACGAGCGTGTAATGATGCGCCACGTTGAAATGGCGGAGGACCGGAAAAACTGGGATTCTCAGCGTGAGGTAATTGTCGAATATTACCGTCCCGACATTACGATATATTCAGCCAAATCATCTTCGGAGACCGGCAAGTTCCTTCACGAAGATTTAGTTGAGGGTACGGGTTCGTGGTCGGCTGCGGTAATGGCGAGGGGCTTTCAGGGTTCTATGGTCGGCCCGACCCTTCAGTGGCGTCAAAGCCAGATGAAGCAGATGCGGTTCCGCGGCAACGACTCTCTAAACGCATGGCTTCAGCGGGGCGATGATTACATGCTCGAAGTCTACCGGCAGAGCAATTTTTACGAGATAATCGGCCCTGATGTCCTCGATGGTATCACCGTGGGTTCCCCCGTAATGTTAATAGAGGAAGATGAGGCCACCGGCAAGATAATATGCAAGTTGCCCCATTACAAGGAGAATTACCTCAAGCGCGACTGGTTCGGTAACGACATTGCTTATCACAGATTATTTGAAGTTACCGGCATGAACGCGATGATGGAGTTCGGGATTGACAATCTTCCACCTGATATTCAGCAGAAATTAAGGAGCGGCGACCACAAGACAAAAGACAAGTACCTTATGGTAGTCTACCATGAGGACGACCCCATCTTTAAGGATTTGAAAGAACCCGAATTAGACAGGCCGGACAATTCAAATCTTCTATACACTCCGAAGCGCGTTCCGGGCAGGCCGTGGCAGATGTACTATCTTCCCTATACCTGTACCGATGACCGATACAAAGGCGCACTGCCCCACGGAGTACCCGCCTATTGGTACAAACCTTTCGCCGCATGGCATTATTTCAGGAATCCCCACGAGACCTACGCCCGTACTCCCGCGTGGTCGGCGATATACGATGAGAAGGCCGGTCAAGCGGCGTGGACGGCTCTTTATGATGTAGCGGAGTATTCGGCCCGGCCCCCGATGATAGCTCTTCAGGAGGCCAAGAGACGTACAAAAGCCGTACCCGGTAAGTTCTCATGGGCTATGTCGGATAACGAATGGGACAGGGCACCGAAGCCCCTTATAACGGGCATAAAATATCCTGATACCACAAACTTTGTGGATAGGATAGATGCGAACCGCAAAAGGCATTTTCACATTGATTTATTCAGAATGTTAGATGAATACCACCGCGAGCACAAACAGCCTCCCACCGCTTACGAAGTTGCCCAGATGTTAGCCGAAAAGAACGTCCAGATAGGCCCGGCGATAGAGTCTTTCGACAGGGGTCTTTTGACCCCGGTGGACGAGCGGTTCATGGAGATAGAGATAAGGTCGGGAAGGTTCTGGAATCAGACCGATCCGCCCGATGAGATATACGAGACGGACGGCGAGACTATCCCTCAGTTCACCGGACCTTTGGCTCAGGCCCAGAAACTGTCGGTGGTAATGAGAAGGGTGACAGACAATCTTAGTATGGTCGCCCCGATATTTGAATTATGGCCCGATGCAAGGGACAAAATCAACGCCGGTATTTTAGTCGAACGGATACTTGAGGAAGGCGGATTCTTCCAGGATGCCATCGTACCGCAGGAGAAATTCGAGAAGATACAAGAGGACAAAAACGCCATGCGTCAGCGCCAATTGCAACTCGAACAGATGTCTATGATGGCCGATGCCGTTCCGAAGTTGCAGGGCGCAACTCAATCCGGCAGTCCCATGAAGATATTGGAGTCGGCGGCATGAGTGACGAGAAGAAAATAGAATCTGAAAAAAGGTACAGGCGGAAACTTATAGAAGGTTTTACCAAATCGCCTGAATTATTGAGCCGGATAATTGCAAGGCTCTTCTGGCGGGTCGGCCAGCCCGACCACTTGATTTGTGTAGAGCAGTTCATTACGGATGTGAATATTCTTGCAGGTGACAACATAATGTGTCTTTGTGACGATATAGCGAAAGTTATTTTGGAGAATGTAAAAGATGTCAGTAATGCCGATGATACAGATTCCTAAAGTGCATTTTTTCGGAAGAAGGATATTTTGTGAGTTAAAACCTACAGATAACCCTGATATGCTCGGAATCGAATTAAGCAAGGTACTTATGAAGGCAATAACGAACGAAACAACCAAAAAAACAAAAGAGTTACTCAATCCGAAAGGTGCGAAGATAATCCAACCCAATTAAGGAAAGACTAATGAACGAAGAAAGAATTAAAGAACTGAAAAACGAATGTCTCCGAAAGGATGGTAAGCCAAGAGCGAATTGCGACCGTGAAAAGTTGATAGAATTAGTGACTCTTCAGGCGGAGAAGCCCGATGGCCCGATAGTTGAGGCCGCCCCGGACAAAATAGAAAAGCTTCAGGCCGAATATGACAAGCTCGTAAACATAATTTTCGACCGTACCGACGAGGATAACCCGAAGCTCAGGGAGGGTGTTACCGAAAAACAACTTGCCCGCTGGCTTTCATTAAGGGATATGATACGCCAGAAGGAGCCGGAGCCGGAGAGGATAGAGACGAAAGTTCTCAAGGACGGCAGGACCGAGGTAAAGGTCAGGAAAGGCCCGCCCGTTTTCCTCGAAGGAAAAAATGAAAAGGGATGGAAGGTATTGGCCCAGATAATGCCCGCCGGCGGGAAAGTGAAAGTCAGGGGTTACACGGCATTTCGCATCGCGAGGGGAACTGAAAGGACGCCTTACATAGCACCCCCGGCCAGTAACGCCAATCCGAACGCGAAAGTAATGCGGAAGGGCAAACCTAAATATGACATTTAAGGAAGAAGACTATGAAGAAAAGATTTAGAAGTTGCTGGTCATTTGGCAATCCGTTCAGTTTACGTTTTCTCGAAGGTGAAGGCGGTGAAGAGGGTGGAGGCGACCCGCCCGTTCTTTCAGTTGACCTTGACGGTCTCAAAAGTCACAAGGGCGCGGATGGTCTTAACTTTTTTAGTGACGAGCATCTTGAGAAATTAAACCTGTGGGGTTCGGACGACCCGACGAAGGCGAAGTTCCGCACGGAAGACGGTAAGTTGGACGTTCCGAAGATAGTAAAAAGTCTTTTGGAGCGTGATAAGCAGATAACCAAGATGGCAAGTCCCTTACCGGAAGATGCCACGGAATCTGAAAGATTTGAGTACCGCAAGAATCTTTCGAGGATGTTGGGAGTGCCGGACACACCGGGTGATTACAAGCCAATCATACCCGAAGGCGTTGATATTGACCAGGATGCTCTTAATGAATATTTGATAGGGGCACACAAGCATAATCAGTCCCGCGAGTCTGTTCAGTTTGCCGTAGATACCCAACTCAAAATGTTAGCAAAACGGGAGGAAAAGCACCAGCAGAATCTCGGCAAACAAAACGAAGAGTCCGAGATAAAGATTAAGGCCCACCTGGGCGGTGCCGACAAATTCGCTGCCAATGACCAACTCTTGCAGAGGTACATCCACGACTTTACCGAGACCGATGAGCAGTTCGATATAGTCTTTGAAGGTATCAAAAATACTCTCTTTTCCGGTGGTGAACCTGTAAAGACGGCCATTATGAAGGCTTTATGTCACGCCGCCGAACAGTTCAAAGGCGAGGCCAAGACTATTTACTCGGACGCCAAAGAACGAATAACCGAAGAGCAGTCTCTTAAAGAGGAATTTCCTAAATCACACGAAGACTTAAAAGATTAAAAACCTGATTCAGACAACTCGCGCAAGCGAGCCTGATGCTTAGAGGCTAAAGCGGCCTCCGCGAAGCACGCGTTAAGTGTCAGGGGAGCCTGAAAGCTCAGATAACTCTCCGAAACGTGAAGTAAGTAAATACGAATTGGAGAATTATTATGAGCGACCACGATTTTGGTACAAGATACCATTTAATCCAGTTGGCGAAGCTCGACGACAAGAGTCCTCTCAGTCGTTTCGCCAAAGTGCTCAGTGAATCCAATCCCATACTCGGTGACATGCCGATATACCCCTCCAATGAAATTCTGGGCTATACCGGTACGCGCGAGACCAGCCTTCCGACCCCTGTGATTATCAATGTCGGGGAAGGATGGGACGCCAGCAAGATGGAATGGGACAGCTTCACTGAGGTAATTTCAATGTTCAAAGACCGGATAGACGTTCCGCGTGATGTTCTTCGTATCCAGAAGAATAAAGCGCAAAAGATGCGTCTTATCCGCCAAAGGCATCAGGAAGGTTTTTCGCAGGGCGTTGCCAACCATCTTATCAACGGTTCGAGCGTAGCCAGTCCGCGTAAGTTCGACGGTTTGGGCATAAGGTATAAAACACCCGACGCCTCGGATGTTCTCAGTCCGACCAACGGCGATTACGGCGTCTACGATATGGGAGGCACGGGCGACGATACAACGAGTATCTGGCTCATCCAATGGGCCGAGGACAAGATTTGCGGTATCTGTCCGCAGAACGACCCTCATAAAGGTATTCGCATCGAGGACATGGGCAGGCAGTATTACACCGCCGAGAATTCCAAATCCAATATCTGTTTAAGAACGGAGTTGGAATGGGATTTGGGACTTTGTGTAAGCGACTATACGGCCTGTGCGAGGATAAGGAATGTTGAGGTATCTATTGATTCGATGGATACTACCCTTTGGAAAAAAGTCATCGAAGCGAGGAACAACTTCAAGGGTTCCGAACCAGTGTGGATGTACTGCTCTCGAACCATCCTCACTCAACTCGACATCATGTCGGTGGAGAAACAGAACGTCTTTTACGACAAGAACAACCCGTGGGGCACCCTGCGCCTGCGATTCCGTGACATGCCGATAGGCAAATGCGATTGCATCAGTGAGTCTGAGACTGCGGTTGCCGCGGCATAAAGAAAGGAGGCACTCTTATGGGTGCAGAGACTAATTTAGGCGTATTCAGTGAAAGTCAGGTCATTAACAGCACTGAAGCGTCCACAAAAGATATAGATTTGGCAATGACTCGCCATCAAATCGGCGTTGGCGTTCCAATCTATATTTGTGTTCGTGTTGCGATAGCTTTTACAGGCGCTACGAGTGTGGCTATCGCAATGGAAAACGACACCGATTCTGCTTACGGAAGCGCTGTCACGTTCCCCCTTCGGGCTGCTATCGAGTTGGCCGACGGACTTTCAACGCTTGGCCAATGGCTTTACAGGGGAACGCTGCCGTATGAATTAACAGAGACGTATTTACAGCTCAAATATACTTTGGTCGGTGCCGAAACTGTCGGCGCGGTCGATGCGTGGCTGAGTTTACTGCCGCCTTCGGATATTGGCGCTAACGCTCAGGTATGGGCTTCCAATGTAGGCGATCCGGCGGCCCCGGCATAAGAAAGGAGATAAGCATGAAAAAGTTAATACTAATAACGATTATGGCCGTTCTTGCCTTCTCTACTCTTGCCGGTGCGGCCTTGACGTACGGCCCTGAATACTACAGGAAGCGCATTTCAAATGCGGGTTCGGGCTATGCGGACAGCGACCCCGTTTATCTTTTTATGAATGAGGTCGATGAGAACTTAATAAGTTCGGGCGGGGCGGCGAGTGTCTTGTTCACGCCCGGCACAGCACCTACCGGCGCAGAGGGTCTGGTCTATTACGATGATGCTTCGGACACCTTGATGCTCTATTCAGGCGCATCCGGGCCTTGGAAGACTATAGACCTTGCTGGTGCATCAAATCTGGATACGGCCTACAACAACGGAAACACTATAACTGTCGATGGAGACGCCTTAACTTTTACGGCGGGTGCCGGTACGAATAACGGCGTACTTACGTTAGTCCAGTCGAATACGGGAGCTTATGAAGGTTTGAAGATTACCAATGCCGGAACTGACCCATCCATTGAGATTGACGGTTCGGGTACTGGTGACGACATTACAGGGACTGGTGATACCTGGACTATTTCAGAGGCAGGTGTCGGTAGTTTTGTCGGTTTAATCTCAGGTGCTTCCGATATTGTCATGGAGAACTCCGACATCTTCTCGAACGGCACCAATAATACCTTTACGTTCGCCGGTAACGAAGCAACTGTCGAAGATTTAAGTATCGGACTTGGTGTAAATACTAATATTGTTACGCTTTCGTCCAGTACCGGTGCTACAACCATAGACTGGGGTGCGATGACGACCGCTTCCGGTATGACGACTATCACCGGCGACGCCGCTATCTTTACAATCGGCTCGACGGGCACTTCTGCCGGACATGATGTGATTATTCAACAGGCGGGAGTTACGGATCAACAGTTGGTTCTCCAGTCATCGGGTAATGCGACAAATGCTCTGAGACTTCTCGCTTCTGCTGCCGGTATTGATATAGACGCTACGGGCAGTACACTGACTATCACCAATACAGCCGACGGTGCCGACGACGATATTACTATCGAGCAGGACGGAGATCAAAACGCTTCTATCATCTTAACTTCCGATGGTACGGGCGGCGATGCTATCAGTCTTATCTCATCGTCTGCCACGGGTGATATTAAAGTGGCTTCCGCCGACGAGATAGACATTGACGCTGCATCCACTATTGATATTGCCATAGCGGGTTTAGCTACTCAGGACTTTATAGTCACCAATACCGGCGGCTCTATTATTATGACCGCCACTGAGGATATTGCGGATGGTATCTATCTTCATTCTACTACCGGTGGAATAGATATTGTTGCCGACGGCGCAGCAGCCAAAGACCTTGACCTGACCTGTACGAACGGTTCGGTCATCGTTACGGCAGGCGAGGCTAATTCCGATGCAATTAAACTCAACGCGAGTGCCGGAGGCGTCAATATAGATGCCCTTGCCGCTTACGATGTGGATATTGCAGGCGGTCAGGTCTTGATTTCTTCCTTAGACAATGCCGCAAGTGCAATTGCTCTGACAACGAATGTGAATACCTTGGAGACTATTGTCGTCACCAATACCAAAGGAACGGCAGCAGGCGCAATTACCCTTACCGCAACGGCGGGAGGTGTCGATATTGATGCTGCCGCTGCTAAGGAAATCAATATTGCCGGCGGTAACGTGGCGATTGTCAATAAGACGGCTGGCGCAACGGCTATTACGGCGATAACCAACGTAGATACTACCGACCAGATAGTCGTTACCAATACCAAAGGCACTAATGAAGCGGCCATTGATATTACCGCAACGGCTGGCGGTATCGACATTGACGCCGCTGCCGGTAAAAACGTAGCAATTAACGGCGGTCAAATTCTCATCGAATCGGAAGATGATGGAGCAAGTTCCATTCAGTTAAAGACCAACACAGGCAATACCGAGACTATCGTAATTCTCAATAGTCAGGGCGCCGGTGACGACTCTATTAATATTGACTCTACCGCAGGCGGTTTGGACGTCGATGTTGCCAAAAGTTTGGCACTTACTTCAAGTGAAGGCGCTCTCGATTCGGTAGTTATCACATCGACCAACGGCGGTATTGACTTAATTACTACCGGAGCCGTTGCCACGGAAGACATTGACATTACAAGTAGTGCGAGTGTCAATATCACTTCTGCGGAAAACATTGCTGCTGCGATTGTAATTGCAACAACAGGCGGCGGAGGAGCGGCCGAAACGATTGATATTACCAATAATCAGGGTATTACTTCTTCATTAACGACTGAGACGGATGCTGCGATTCAACTCGAAGCTACTGTCGGCGGTATTGGTTTGTATTCGGGTTTGAGCGGCGCCGATGCTATCCGCTTAGAGACCGCCGGTGCGGCCGCGCAAATGACTTTGCAGGCCATTGCCGGTGTAGGCGCTTCCGCTACCGGAGAAGAAGATGCCGCCATTCAACTTTATGCCCAGGCCGGTGGTATTGGTCTGGCTTCGGGTCTTGCTGCTGCTGATGCTATTCGCATCGAAGCCCAAGGTGCTAACGGTCAAATAACGATACAGAACAAGTTAGGTATAACCGCTTCTTCTGCAACGCAGTTCGACGCATCTATTCAGCTTTACAGCGAGGCAGGCGGTATTGGCTTGCATTCAAAACTGAACGGGGCGGATGCTATCCGTATCGAGGAAGGCGGTGGTACTGGAGGTACTATCAATATCCACGCCAATACGGGTAACGCCGTTGCCGATGGAGCCGCTTCTATCAATCTTTTGAGCGATGTTGGCGGTATCGGTCTTAAAGCGACGGGACTGGCAAGTGCTAATGCAATCTGGATTCAGGCTGCCGCAGGCGGTGTTAATATTGACGCTCAGGCAGCTTACGATGTCGATATTGACGGGGGTCAGATTTTCCTTACCTCATCTCATAACGTACCGGATGCCATCAAGATTCATTCTGATTCAGGTGCGAATGCGAACATAAACATTCTCAACGATGAATGTACGGGCACGGAAGCAATTACGATTACATCAACTCTTGGCGGTATTGACGTTGACGCCCATGAAGATATAAATATTACTCTTCACGCCGAGAGCGCCGATGAGGATATTATCCTTTTGACAACCGGAACATCGGATAGTCATATCTCGATTACAGCAGACGGTTCTGACGACAATGCCTTGGCGCTTATTGCAAGTGTGGCGGGTATCGACATAGACGCTGCCGGCGTACTGACGATGGATGCCGACGACGATATGACGATTACCGTAGCGGCAGAGTCCGATGAGGACTTGACTATCCAGTTGCAGAACAATGTCGATGCAAGCATTTTAATTAGCTCTGCGGGAAGCGGAACGGATTCGCTCAGTCTTACAACGGTGACAAACGGCGGCGATATTGTTATCAGCTCCAACGACAAAATAGATATGGATTCGACGGGTACGTTTGCCCTGAATGCGGCCGGAGATACCTTGCTGATTCAGGTGGATTCCGACGGCGCAGACGATGATTTAACTATCAAAGTCGATGGCGATGATGATTCCTCTATCATTCTTGACAGCGACGGTTCCGGCGCCGATGCGATTAGTTTACAGGCTTCTCATGCAACGACAGGCGGTATTGACGTTGATTTCAAGTCGGGTAACTTTACTCTTACCGGCTCAGGAGCAAGCGCCGATGTAATCGTAGACTGCGACCTTTTCAGTATAGACGGTACAGGTTCGGCTAATATCACTGTTGCCGCAACTGAAGCCGGTGAAGACCTTACTATCAGTCAAACCGGTACGAATGCTTCGAGTGTTGAAATTGTATCATCGGGCCGATGTGCGGATGGGATTAAATTGCATTCCAATGGTGATGCAACTTCCGGTATTTACATACATTCTCAAACCGGAACCGCTGCATCGACAGCGACTGAATCTGATGCCGCTATTCAGCTTTATAGTCAAGTCGGTGGTATAGGTCTTCTGTCGGCTCTTAACGCCGATGATTCTATCAGGATTGAGACAAACGGCGGCGACGATGAGAATATCACGATACGCGCCAATCAGGGAACCGGAACCGACTCGATTTATATATTGAGCGATGAAGGCGGTATCGAGATTGAGGCGACCGCAAGTACGGCGGCAGGCGCAGGGGCATCTGCCGTTCAATTGACCGCTTCGTTGGGTGCTATTGAATTGACTTCGGGATTAGATGCTACCAATGCGATTAAGTTGACTGCCAATGGTAATACAAACTCTGATATTAACATCTGGAACGATACCGGTAGTACATCAGATTCGATTAAAATATTAAGCGACCTTGGCGGTATTGCCGTTACAGCGAGTGACGATGCGATTGTGTTGACGGCAGACGGCGCTACTGTAGGCGATATTACTATTGACGGCGAGAATAAGGTCACGATTGTTTCAGCCGACCTCGATGCCGAAGGTATTTACATCCACGAGAATTCGACAAGCGGTACGGCCGGCTCGATAAAGATTCATGCCGATAAAGGTATTGCTGAAGCTACCGGAGCATCTTCGGTAACGCTTCTTAGCGACGTTGGCGGTATCAATTTGAAAGCGGCGGCCTTAACGAGCGAGAGTTCGATTTGGATTGAGTCCATTGCCGGTGGTGTTAATATAGATGCCGCCGCCGGTAAAGACGTCGATATTGACGGCGGGCAGATTCTTCTCGAAGCCAACCACGATATAGCCAGTGCAATTTCCTTAATTACCAATACCGGTACATCCGAGACCATTGTAATTACTAATACTTTAGGCAATGCGACGGGTGCAATCACCTTAGAAGCGACTGCCGGAGGTATTTCACTTAGTGCTTTATCTGGAATGGACTTCGGAGAAGGTGCCGTTGTCAATGTTGGCGATATTTCGGTTGATGATGTTATCGCCGATGCCAACGACAACGTAGTTCTCAGTGCGGTCAAGATGCTTGTGGTTTCGATTTCCGTCGATGACGATCCCGCTACCGATTTCCAGTATGACAATACTCAGGAGAACAAAGTAGAACAAGGTATAAGGGTTGGCAGAATTCCAGCCAATTGCATGATTAACTCTGTATTTGTTTTATGTACCGAGACTATTACGGCTGGAGGTCAATTTGCCACTGAGATTGGTACTGCTACTGGAGGCGATCAGATTTTAACTACTTCGGATTGTGATACCGCTGATGACATTATGGGCACGGCAGCCGCAGAGATACCGGAAATAGCTGTTACCGGCTCCATTATAGATGTTTACGTTAGTGGCACTCCGACTACAAATGACTTTGATGAAATAACGGCAGGTAGTTGGGACGTTTGCATCGTCTACACGGATTACGCCGCTGCATTAGCGCAGACGGGTACTTAATAGAAAGGAAAGACTATGAAAGAATGGAAAACTATTGTGGTAGTGGTTCTTATCGCACTGCTCGTTGCAGCATTGGTCTTTATGGCCGCAGACAAGAACCAGACGAACGCAGCGCCTGAAGAAGTGGCGTTGTCTAATTTGAAAGAACGAATAGGGCAGTTGAAAGTCCTGAAAGAAGAACAGACTTTGACGCGGGACATTATGGTGATTCAGCAGCAAATAAGAGACCTTAGCGCCGTTGCTCCGATTCAATCTGTAATTCCGAAAGAGCGACTGCCGGAAGAATTACAGGAATGACTATGGATACATGGTTTTCCTTCGGGATGGGAGGGGGTCGAAAGACCCTCCCTATCCTTATTTAAGGAGTAAAGATGCAGACTGTAAGAAAAGTCAGTTTAGACCAGCAGAGTTGGGATTCGGGCGCGAGCGAAAAGGCTACGACTTACAGGAAAGTCAATGGTAAGTGCGAGCAGATAGCGGTCAAAATCAGTGTGAACACGAACACCGTAGCTGGCAAAGTTTCTATATATGATTCCAACGGCGGTAAGCTCTACGAAAAGACGAGCATCCCGACCGGAACGACTACTATCTATTACGGCAATAGTTTAGGCTCGACTGACTGTGACTTCAAATCCTTCCTCTGCGACGGCAAATTGACGGTAGAAATAACACCTGACGGCGATCCCGGCACTACGGGCGTGAAGATAGATGTTGACCTTTATGTGAGGTAAAAGATGAGACGCTTTACGTGCTTTTTACTTTTATGCGCCTTGAGCGGAACGGCTTTAGGCGGGTCGATATGTCCGTTTACGACAATCTTCATGCGTACTTTGTTAGATGATGCAACGGCTTCGGCGGCGAGAACGACTTTGGGACTTGGTACGACTGATTCTCCGACGTTTGTGAAAGTCACGTTATCCGGCAATGAAATCAACGTAGCTACGTCGCAGATACCGAGTTCGGCAACTGCGGCGGGAAATGCCGGTGATATTGCGTGGGGGTCGGATTATATCTATATATGCGTGGCCGGTAATACGTGGAAACGGTCGGCCTTGACTACATGGGGCGGTCTACCGGAAAACGTAATCTTTGCCGGAGAAAACGTCATTTTTGCCGGAGAACAAGTTATATATTATCCATAAGGAACGATTATGAAAAAGCTATTGATTTTACTCATATTGTTAATGTTTTCAGCAACAGTCTTAGCAGACCTTACAGGAACGGAAGGTCTTGCGATTGACCTTTCAAGCGCAGGAGCCGGGACTGATATTACTATTGCCTTCGACCCTACCGAGCTTTTAGGAAACCGTACATGGGGTGACGCTTCTACCGATACGATAGTCTGGACGTGGAACAAGGCCACGGGGACAGACCCTACGATTACCTTTAACAGCGGTTCGATAGCCTTACCGGCCTTGACATTAGTTACGCCATTGGCCCTGAATTACGGCGGGGCCGGGGCGGACATTTCAGGCTGGTCGGGGATTGTTGCTGTTTCCGGTGGGTCTGCCGTAGAAGTAGACACATTTGCGGAGATTGATACGCAAATTGCCGACAAAGCCCTTGTGAATAAAGCCGATGGTGCGGTGTGGCTCGGCATACATGATTACGGAGGGGCGGATTTGGAACTACCTCAAGCATCACCCGCCGTTCCCGGCGTGGATGGTGGCATTGAGATTGACTTCACAGACGGCACGGTAGTCATTCAGCACGGAGCGGCACATGCCGAATTAGCGGCTTCCACTGACGTTGTGATAGGTAAGCTCATAAAGTCATGGTCTGGTACAATCTTCGAGCCTGATAATGTGAACGATGTACTGACCGTCAAGGCAATCAATTCTATCCAGTATCCTCACGGTGTTGTTATTACAGCCGTTTATCTCGGCGTCTCATCGGATACGGGATACGTATTAACAGTCCAGAATTTCGACGACTTTGATACGATAAACGCTGCGAACGGGACGATAGACACAGTGACTTATTCCGCCGATACGACGGGAGAAATCATAGATACGACACCAACATACGCAACGATAGCGGCGGGGCAGATAATTATGATTAGCATTCCGGCTACAGATGTGGACTGGATACATTTTGAGATTTATTACTACGAACCGGCGGCATAAATGGGGGTTATTAAAATGAAACGATTACTGATTCTTTATTTTGTATTTTGTATTCTGTGTTCTGTTTCTTTGGGCGATAACGACTTTGGGGATGTTAACTGTGTCGCTCTTTGGAGACTTGAGAACGGAGCGCTTACGGTCGATTCAAAAGGCGGCAACACCCTTACAAATGACGCAGTTGTGGCAGATGCAGTAAATTATAAAGAAGGGGAAGCGTCTGGAGACTTTGAGTGGAGTTCGTCGGCCTTTATGACCATAGCTGACGCTGATCTTGATGCCGGATTTCCTCTCAAGGATGGCGATTCAACAAAAAAAATATCTGTATGTGCTTGGATTATGCCGGAAAGTTTACCTACCGAAGGTTGCTTTTTTGCAAAATGGGACCATGCTGGTTTGAAAAGGCAATTGCAAATACTACAACTTGGAAGCCCTAGCGATATAAGAGTTTATATAGGTTATAATGGCGGTGTATCCTATGAAGAAGTAGTTACACTCAATACGAACATGGTCGTTAACCAGTGGTATCACATCGGTTTTACATTTCAAGATTCAGACAAATCATGGCGTCTTCGCGTTTGGGACGAGTCTGGCGAAAGTGTGATGGAGGATACTGGCAATACGATAAATAATATAAACATAGAAGATTCATTTTTTACGTTAGGTTGTGTATCGGATGGGATAAATCATTTTGATGGCCGCATAGATGAGGTGGTGGTTTTTAATGATATTCTAACTTCTGATGAAATCGACCAGATAAGGGTAGGCACTTACGGAGTTGCTGCCGGTGGCGGTGGTCAGGTGATAATCATATATGAAGACTAAAATTATAATGTGTTCTATATTCTTCGTTTTGTGTTCTGCTGTGCAGGGAGCTAATGAAATCTGCGCCGTCGCGCCGGGCATTACAAACGCTTATGGCGTCGTAAGAGAACCGGATGGCGATGTCTGGTACGTCACAGGGCAGGTTTTCGAGGTGTGGGGAACGGGTGCTCGAACGGCTGCGGATTACGACATTGCATTGGTGGACAAGTCGGGCGGTATGTTAGTTGGGGATATGGATACGAGTATTTCAGCCGGATACTATCACATAATAACACATTATCGGGTGGGTGCTAATCCCGCCGATACCGACCCTGCCGTGTGGCAGGAATACGGATACTGGAGCGGAACGGTTTGGCAACCCTATACACTAAAGACTATCGAAGATAAAGTTGATGATTTACCAACCGCTGCCGGGACAGCCGATGCCGTATGGGACGAGGCTATGGCCGGACATACTGGCGAGGCCACTTTCGGCGGTGAATTACAAACACTCGACCCGAACCTTACTTTGGTATTGGCGGATACGGCCGAGCTTCAAACCGACTGGCACGATGGCGGGCGGCTCGACCTTCTAATAGACGCTATTAAGGCGGAGACCGACCTAATAACTATCCATTCGACTACGGTAGCCGAGGCCAACGATGCCAACGAATTCATTCTGACTGATGGTATAGGTACAGATGTTAACGATTCCTGGAACTATTCGGTGATTATCATTCAGGACGCCGACGACGGCCACTGGGAATCGAGATTCATTTACGAATGGGACAGCGATAAGGAAGTTGAAGTCGATGAGACTCTTGGCTTCATTCCGGCGGCGGGTGACGTTGTTCATATCATGGGGACTGGATACGGGGGATTTTTGTACCGGATACTTTCGACCATTCAGCAGGCAAGAGGCGTTCTGAATGTTATTGATACTACGGGAACTTCAAGAGCGGTTGGGGGCGTAACTCGAATAGACGCTATGGGTGACGACCCGTGACACAATTCCTGGGGGGATTATGGCGGATAATGAAGAAAAACGGGCCTTATGCAACAGGGCGATAACAATTCTAACTGCCGGTATGACCGCTCAGGCGGGGATTCTCCATACAGAGATAACCGATGAGCAGTTCGCCGACTATACTTCGGTAACGACCGACCAACAGATAAAGCTTTTATGCTTTTTGTACGAGCCGGTCTTATTGAAGGTCATTCTCGATATTCAGCCGGACTTCGCTAAACAGTTCGCAGACTTGGGGAATGAGATTTGTATCAATAAAGAGGTAGGCGACTGGGGACTTCTATTCGAGTTGCCGAGTAACTTTATAGAAGATGAAAATGCGTTAATTGCCCAAATCAGTCAGGCCAATAGGAAAACTAAATATGACTGCAAGATTCTGACTTTCGACGGTTACGCCCATGTCGTTAAGGGTACGGACGAACAGTCGTGGTATTGTAAGACCGACCATACGGCGGCGGCGGCCAATAAACCGATTACCGGTGCAGATTACGCAACCTATTGGACTCTCTATAATACCGACGACTCTTACGGTGCTGATTGGGTATCTGGATGGTCTTACAAAGCCTCTCAGGACGGCAAATTATTAGCGGCCAATTCCTATTCCAATCTTGATGGTGACAGTGCGTATATAGAGTATCTCGCCTACATTCAGGCCGGTATTTCCGACAAGCCCGCGTATTATCCCAATGCCTTTAAGAACGCCTTCTGTACGAGACTTGCAGCTGAGATGGCGGAGGATGGTCACGATTACGAGCGCAGAAGAAAACTTATGGAGGAATACGAGTTAATTGCCAAGCCGCGGGTGTGGCAGGTTCAGAACAGGAACGATTTCGAGGAAACAAGACCGACATTTTTAGAGTCAAGGACGATATGATGAAAAGGTTCATACTTATATTTATATTCTGTACGGCAGCGATGGGCGCGAGCCTTACGCAAACAATTTCTCTCAATAGTTTCAACGCCGGTGAACTCTCGCCTCTTATGAACGCACGGGTGGACTATCCGAAATATAAACTCGGCGCAAAGACTTTAGAGAACATGATAGTAAGGGCGCAAGGGCCAATATCGAGGAGGCCGGGCACTAAATACATCGCTTCGGTAAAAGACGATACGGACGCTACAAGACTGATTCCCTTCGAGTATTCGACTATCTACGCCTATATTGAAGAAGTAGGCGACAAATACGCGAGGTTCTACCGTACCGTTGATGGTGTAGCCGGTCCGATTGTAACTACTTATTCTGCATGGGCCACATCCACGGCTTACAGTGTAGGTGCGTTAGTGACACACAGCGGTTACTATCGGTGTTTGGTAGCCCATACATCAGATGATTGGGATACCGATTTAACTGCCGTCAAATGGGCAGTAACCGCCGGGGCTACCGATCTTGCCTACGAGATAGTCACACCGTGGGACGAAAGCGACGTCTTTGAGCTTCAATTCTGTCAGGATGCCGAGACGATGAGAATTGTCCATCCCGACTACGAACCCTACAAACTCACGAGGACTGGTCATACCTCATGGACGTGCACGCCGATAAACTCTACCACCGGCCCTTTTCTCGATGAGAATAACGATACTACGTGGACTCTGACATCAAATAAGACTACGGGTACGGGCGCTACTATTACTTCAACGGACGACCTTTTCTTGCCCGACCCAAACTACGTAGGTGCGTTGTTTCAAATAAGTCATTCCCTTGCCGCCGGTTCGGTAACGAAGTTATTTTGGTCGTCTGGTGATTCAACTTCGGATTCGATTACAGTCCAGAAGTACCGGTACTACGATGTCATTACAAGCGGTTCATGGGCGGGCACTTTCAAAATACAAAGGTCTTACGGTGACGATGTTTGGGAGGATGTCTACAGTATCCGCTATACGTATAACGGGAATATCCAATATTCCGGGCAGGAACTTGAAAAGACCTGCCTTTACCGAATGAAAATGGTAGACCAGTATTTAACAAGCCACAACCTACGGCATTACGAGGGTATGTGCTACGGCAATTTTAACGCTCGCGGCTTTATGAATAACGGAGTGGTCGAGATAACCAGTGTTACGAATACGAAGGTCGCTACTGCCGATATAAAGATAGCTATAGGAGCGGCCGATACTACTACTTATCACTGGTCGGAGGGTGCATGGAGCAATTACCGGGGCTGGCCGAGGACGGTCGAGCATCACGAGCAGAGAGTCATTTACGGCGGCTCAGCATCTTATCCCCAGGCTATATGGGCCTCTATTATAGCGACTCAGGACTCCGATTACGATGACTTCACTGCCAATACCGAATCCGATTCCACAGGGAATTTAGGAGGCCCGGATGATATTGCGTGGACATATACATTGCCGGGCATGAATCCAATTCAATGGATGAAGTCAACCGAATATTTAATGATAGGCACGACTTCGGGGGTAGGGAAATTAGGCCAGCCGGACAAACCAATTACTCCCAACTTCCCCCCGACTTTTCGTATCCAGAACCATAACGGGTGCGCTTATATTCAGCCGAAAGGCGCGGTTGACGCCCTTCTCTACATAGAGAGGGGCGGTCAGAAAGTCAGGGAACTCGCCTTTGCATACTCTTCAGATAAATACGAAGCGCCTGATATGACCGTCTTGGCCGAGCACATAACAGGCGATGGCATAGTCGAGATAGATTTTCAGAACCGGCCGGAACCTATCTTATGGTGCATCAGGGAAGATGGTCAGTTGCTTTCATTCACCTATCACAGAAAGCACGATGTCCTTGCGTGGTCGAGGAACGATACGGGCATTGCAGACAAGTTCAAATCGGTAGCGGTGATACCCGGTACTAACGAGGACGAACTTTGGGCGATAGTTGACAGGACGGTAGATACTTACGTTGAGCAGTTCCAGCCGTGGGACTGGGGGACAGACCAGAACGACTGCTACTTTGTGGATTGTGCGGTCGATGATATAACGAATTTGATTCATATCGAGGGCGAGACGGTCGCTCTATTTGCGGACGGCCGGCCGATAGGCACTTACACGGTCTCAGGAGGCGAGATAAGTCCATCGGGTAGTTATACCTATACTACAGTGGGGCTTCCTTATACATCCGTTTTCGAGACAATGCCGCTTACAGCCTCATCGAGTCATGGTTATATAAACGCAGAATATACAAGGATAGCATCTCTCATTGTTGACTTTTACAAGACTTTAGGCTGTCACATAGGCCCGGATGCAACCAATACCCACGATTTCAAGTTCTCCAACGATTCTTTCGCCACGACTTTGGATGTTGTAACAGACTTTAAGGTGTCACCGTATCTGTGGGGAACGAAACGGTCGCCGACAATCTATTTTCAGGAATCCGATCCTATCCCTCTGACTATCAGGGGCGTTTATCCGAGAGTTATAGTAAGTTATGATTAAACTACTTATAATATTATTTTTATGCCTAACACCTGAGCAGAAAGCGTGGGAAAACATTCAGTTACCTAACGATTCCGTTCTTGCATGGTCGCGCCATAAGACGGGATACAATCAGGATGATAAGTTTCTTTCCGTAGCGACTATTCCCGGATCAGGTGGAGAGGATGAGGTCTGGGTGATAGTCGAAAGGACTATAGATGGTGTAAAGCAAGTCAATGTCGAGCAATTCCAGCCCCGCGACTTCGGAGACCAGAACAATGCTTGGTTTGTCGATTGTGGCTTAGTGGGATGGAGCGATGGCGGTGGTGGGTTAATTAACATAATTGAACCTACCGATGATGTTACGGTGGGCGAATATCCGACTTTGCAGGAACTTACTGACGATGAGATACCTGATACCCCGGCAGAGCCGGAAGATACGGCGCTTGTCGGAGCAACGAACGTCAATGATTACGCCGGATTACAGGCTATGACCGGATCAGGTCATTATAATATCACTGGCGATATAGATTTGGAAGGTGAAACGTGGATTCCGATAGATGATTTCAGTGGGGTTATAGAAGGTAATGGTTTTACAATTTCAAATTTAACTCATACCGCAGAAGCATCGGCATTCGATACCGGCATGTTCAATAATCTACTTTCCGGCGCGGAAATACGCAATTTGACATTGAAAGATTTTGCCATTACAGGTGATTTTGGGACGGGTGCTTTGGCAGGTAACGGAGTTGGGGATATTGTAATTAAAGATGTTAATGTAACAGGTTGCACAATTGAGGGTTATTGCTATCTTGGTGCACTCGTTGGTTTTCTGGAAGAAATAACTTCCGGTGGTATTTATGATTGTGATGCAATTGATTGTACTATATCGGGTACGGACTGGTCAGGCGGCTTGTGTGGATATATTGAAATTGATAACGATGCAACAGATGACTTTAATATTGTCAACTGTAGTGTTGCTGACGGCACTCTTACAGTATTGGATGGTACTTATTGCGGTGGCTTGGTCGGTTCGGGAGAGGGAACAATCCATACTACCCCGGATAGATATATCACTTTTCATACATGCAGTTCCTCTATGAACATAATAGTAGGGGACACAGATGAAGCGCAGTCTCTTGGCGGATTTATTGGCCTTGCAGACTGGTGCGATTTCATCAGTTGTTCCGCAACAGGTAATATAGATTATATAGGTTCAGATAGTGGCGGCATTCCTTATGGAATAGGCGGTTTTGTCGGATTTGAAACAGGCGTAGGCACGTATATAAATTGCTATTCAACCGGCGATATAACAATGGACGCAGAAAACTTTTCTCTAATGCAGCTCATTGGAGGCTTTGTCGGAAAATGCGACCAGACAGCAACTCAGATATTTACTCGATGCTATTCAACTGGTGATATTACTATGACAAATGTTGGCAGTATGTCATGGCATGGAGTTGGTGGTTTTATGGGAGGCTATCTTGGTACTGGCGGAACAATTAGAAGATGCTGGTCTGAAGGCGATATTAGTTTAGACGACGAAGGAGTGCCGGGAGTAACATACAAAGGCGGACTTGGAAGTTTTATAGGCATGATATGGCATAGCGATACCGGGGCAGGAACAATCGAAAATTGCTATGCCTGGGGCAGTATAACAATCGAGACACTGAACGAGAACGATGATGATTTGGGCGTTAGCGGCTTTTTGGGAAGTATAGCAAAATTAGGGACATACACATTGACGAATTGCTACGATGCCCAGACCGATACGGCGACAGGTTCGGGATATACAAGTCAAATCCCAACGGGAGATTATTCCAAAGGTTTGGTCGGATGGCTTACGACGTCTGTTACTGTAACCGATACTGCAATATTCTGGGATACAGAGACATCAGGTATAGACGAAGATGATTATGCCGTTGGCCATATAACGACATGGATGCAGACACAGGCGAACTACGAGGCCGCCGGTTGGGACTTCGATACGATATGGGTTTTGGATGAAGTGACTACCCCTGGCGAGCCTGGCGACAGCGAACCTAATACATGGAGCGGCATGGATCATGCTATTGGTATGGAAGTATGTGTTTACGCCGATGGCCGACCGATAGGAGTTTATACTGTAGATGCCAACGGTGTCTTGGATTTAGGTGCGGAATACGAGACTGTAATAGCCGGTATAAACTATTATTCAACTTATGAGTCTTTTCCCTTAGTCACGGAGACCAACTTCGGTTTGAGTACCGGCCAGCAGGCGAGGATAATGGATATTACAATAGACTTCTACGAGTCTTTAGGCTGTCACGTGGGGGTTGACAGGACTAACAGTACCGACTGGATTTTTAGTAAAGACGATTTCGCAACGAGGATCGACCTTGTGACCGAATACAAAAAAGGTTCTTTCCTGTGGGGCACTACGCGCGAGCCGATAGTCTATTTGTGGGAATGGGAGCCTGTGCCTCTAACCGTGAGGGCAATATATCCGAAAATGGGGGTAACAAGTGATTAAATTAAAACCATATCTACCGACAGACGCCGTGATTTTGACCGGCGACAGGATGTGCGCCGAATTAGCCCAATTGAATCAAATATCAGGGCCGGGCTTTACCTTATGTGACGGTAACAGGCCTTTGGCTTCAGGCGGTGTGAGGATATACGGGGTAGCCGAGGCGTGGTTCGTACTCGGCGATGAGGCTAAGGAAAAGTACCTTTTGATGGTAATGCGTAAGATTAAAAAAGAGTTAGAGAAAATCCAGCGTCGAGAGAAACTTTATAAAATCTACGCCGAGGATACGAAGAGCGAGAATTTCCTTCAGCATCTGAGATTCGTAAAGAAGAACAATATATTCGTGAGGTAATAAGATGGCGTTAGCAACAGCCGGAATGATGATCGCCGGTACGGGCATGGGCGTGGCGGGTTCTATCATGCAGGGCAGGGAAGTCAACAGGCAGGCCAGAGACGCCGCCCGTGAGAGGCTATATGAGGCCGCCGTACTTAAAACAGCGGCGGGCGAAAAAGCACACGGACTCGCACAGGAGCGGTCTTATGCAATGGGTTCGGCAAGGGCCACTGCTGCAAAAGCCGGTGTCAAAGGTACGGGTTCTGTAAAGACCCAAAGGAATCGAATATCCGCGATGTACACACAGAAAATAGCGAATATGGGTTTGGAGACGGGCCATAGGATAGGCTTTTTGGAACGGGAGGCCGAAGAACTCAAACGCAGGGGCAGGAGTGCAAAAAGGGCTGGTTATTGGGGTGCGGGTGCAAGTCTATTAAGCGGTGGTGCTCAATTCGGAAGTACATTTAAATCCGGCGGCGGCAAACTATTATTCCGGTAAGATTATGGCAAACGTATTTAGTGGACGTACATATCGAAGTGAAGGCGCGGCGATGGCGGGTTTTGGCCGGTCGATGATGCAGGCTGCCGGGGCGATGGCGGCTATCGGCAGGGAAGAACAGCAAGAGGAAGAGAACATACAATTCAAAAACGAGATAGCAAGAGCCGGTGCGCAGGAAATATCGGGGTGGGAAGGTTTTAAACTCCGCCTTTCGGAGTTTCAGGACAATCCAGAGAAGGCACTTGAGGCTTTTGATAACGAATATCCCAATATAGAAAAGAGCGTTCTTACCGAGACTTCACTTGACCGCGCCCAATCGGCAATGACTAACGACCTTATCGTTAAAAAAGCGGAATGGCGGGCATGGGTAGCGGATTGGGCACAGGATGAGAACAAAAGGAACGTAGGCGTCAATTACGAGGCCGGACGCAAGAACGCGATGACCTCTAAAGTCTGGATAAATACAGATGACCTCGCCGACAGTCTTGCATATAATTACGGCAATGCTCAGGACGCTTACGAAGGCGGATACCTCACCGATGAGCAATTACAATTCAATACAAGACAATTATTCCAATACCAGATAAAAGACTACCTTCTCCAGTTGGGCGATGAGAAGTATATCAATAATCCCAATTCATTCGTAGAGGAAACCGGCCTTAATATCCCCGATGCCGAACGGGAGCTTTACGGGTCGGAAGATATAGCGAAGCTGAAGCAAGACTTTGAGATCAGGAAGAACATAAACGAATATGAGGCCAAAGTTCTAAGAGAAAAACGGGAGGCCGAAGTCGAATCAGAGGCACGTGACTTTGCAGTTGCCAATGATTTTAAGTCCGGTATAGACAAGATTAACTCCGCCCGTCACGAACTCGGCGCAGACTGGCATACGAACGCCCTTAATAAATATAAGAACGCTTTTAGTATTATAAACACTACGGGCGAGAATCCGTTTACGAAGACCCAGAGTTGGGACAGGTTCGGCGAAATCAGGCAGAAGATATTAGACAGGGAAGTAAGGAGCGAAAAAGAGATACGAGATTACACCGGCAAGAAAGACGGCTACGCAATAGCTCAGGAAAAATATCTGCTTGATTTATATAACGGCAATGAGAGTTCCGCCAAAGCCTTCGAGGACTCGGCGGCTGCCCAGAATCTCAAGGCTTTAATAAATTATAATATAGCCGAAGAAAAAGACGAACCCGATATTTACCAATTCGCCACACAGAGGGGTTTGGGACTTCTGCAGGATACCATTACAAACAATCCCGATTGGACAGACCGGGAAAAGAAGGAAGCCGCTTTACGGATAGGGCGTCAACTCGAACGGGAGTACGAAGACGGGACGTTGGAAACAGCTTTAGAGAATGTCATCAAAGGCCCGCTATATAGTAAGTTAAAACCGAGCGGATTTATTAAGCCGGGGGGAAAGAAGAGTATTCTAAGAACGGCAACTAATCCCAAAACGGGCGAAAGGATAGGTTGGAACGGTACGGAATGGATACCAATACAATAACATTGCCAGAAGGATTTGTCCTTGACGAGCCTGAATTACCCGAAGGCTTTGTTCTTGACGAACCTGCAATTCCCGATCCTCGCGAAGAAGAGAAACAGATAAAGGAGACGGTAGATATTTCCTATGATTTGGGAGTTCCGGTATTTGAAGTTGATACCAATTACAAACAGTTGGCAGATAAGCCGGAAAAGAGACCGCCAAGTAAAGCTCCAATGAGTCTTGTTGCATACACGCCGAGTCGGTGGGAAAAGTTTAAGGACTTTTTTGTAAGCAAACGGGAACCATTGCCCCCTAACGCCGATAGGATAGAAAAGATTACTCGCGCATTCGATATTGGCATGAGTGCTCCTCTGCGGGCTTTTATGAAATTCAGTAAGGGCATGACTCTTGGCGCTCCCGATTTGATGTGGGCGGCGATAAAGAGAATTACCCCCGATGATATGTGGGTCGATGAAGTAAAGAATATGACTCTTGATGAGGCTATGGATTGGGCGGGTGGATATGACCCATCGGGATTTCAAAAGTCAGTTGGAGAGATTGCGGAGTTTGTAGGTCGATTAAGAACAGTAGCTCCAATAGCCCAAAAGATAGGAATAATTGGTAATACCCCAAAAGACATTACAGTTTTAGATAAAGCCTTTGAAAGTGCTAAATTATTTGGTGCGGCAGCCGTAGGTGAACAGGTTGCTAAATATGCTTCTACTAAAATAGACCCGACAGAAGCGGAATATGGTTACGAAGGACCAAAGGCTGTCTTGAGGGATATGGCAATCGGGGCGATATTTAGTCTCGTTCATTCAGGAGTTAAGGGCGCATGGTCGAAACTAACGCCTACGGAACATCAAAGAGCGTTAAAGTTGCTCGGATTAAAAGAAGGGGCTTCCACAAATGAGATAAAGTCTGCGGCTCGTGATTTGTTTAGAAAGTATCACCCGGACAAAGCTAAAGGATTTCAAGCAGAATTTGAGCGTGTTGTTAAGGCAAGAGATACTCTTATTAAGGGCGAACCGCAGGACATAGTTTTTCGAGGCCAGAAGATTGTATTTAAGCCAAAGTTGCTTCCGGGCGAAACGGTAGAACAGCAAGCCATAAGATTAGCTAAGAAACCCACAGAGGTTGTTAAAGCAGCCCCCACAAAGCCCATTCCAGCCCCTACCAAGCCCGTAGAGCCGATAAAAGTACCAGAGCCGACCGTAGAGGGGGAAGTGGTAGCGCAAACACCAGAAGATGCCCAAAGAGCCTTACGAATTTGGCAGGAATACCTCAGAACGGGAGATGATGCTATTCTTGAAGATATGCCGCCGGGCGCAGAAATCCCTATAAGTCCAGAAGACGTTAGTTTGAGTTTAGCGGAATCATTAGATACTTCTGAAAAAAGAGTAGAATTCAAGAAAAATATGGCGGATGCTATCAATCTTGTAGAACGTGGGGGCGCGGAATTTAGAGATTTAACGGCAGAAGTAATAGCATACCAAAAAGTATGGGGCAAAACAGACCCATTACCAACAGATATGCTCAGATATATTGGTATGGCTCCATCAGAACTCACCCCCACCCCTCCCGCAGAGCCGATAAAAGAGGCAGCCCCGACCGTAGAGGCCAAGCAAGCCCCCGCCGAGGCGAAGGGGAAGGTAAGAGACATTCTTGGTGGAGTTGAACCTATCACTCAGATAAATAAGGCTTTGAAAGATGCCGTTGAAATCCGGCCTAAAGTCGAAGCGGAGCGCAAGGCCGAGCTAAGAAAAAGGGTAGGTGCGGCTGCCGGTACTCTTAAATCAACTCTTAAGAAGGGTGAAATGGGTGCCGAAGAAGCTATTGGCCGTTCGACCGGACTTCTCAAAGGGCCGCTATCCAATGCGAGATATGAGTCTATACGTGGCGTTATGGAAGAGGCATCCCCCGGCGCAGTTGACAATGCGTTTCGGTCTATAGGCGAGAGTAAGAAGTTGAAATACTTTGAAGTCGTTGGAACGAAAGAAGCCTTCGCCAAGTTGATTGACGGCATTCCGATTACTCTTCGTGAAGTCGAGATGATTAAAAAACATTTCGGAATTGAAATGGGCAAGATAGCCAAAGAGCGTGCGGAGAAGTCGTCACTATCTGATAGAGCCTTTGCTCTTTGGAGGGCCGGACTTCTTACCGGTATTAAAACCAGCGGACTCAATACACTGAGCAACCTTACCCACGCCTTAACTGAAACGGCTAAAGATGTTATCGCTACTCCTGTTGATATAGTTGCTTCATTATTCACAGGAGAAAGAACTGTCGGGTTCACGGTTAGAGGAATACCCGGCGGTATGAAAAAGGGTTGGTCAAAGGGATGGGAGTATCTTAAAACCGGAATTGATGAACGGGGATTAGAAAAGAAACTCGATTATGAGCCAGTCAATTTCGGAGAATCCAAAACCGGTAAGTTGAAGCAGGTATACGTAGAAACGATATTTCATATTATGGGAGCGGAAGATCAGCCGTTCTTTTACGGAGCGATGTCGCGTTCTATTCGCAGCCAGGCGATTGCCCAGGGCAGAAATAAAGGATTGAAAGGGCAGGAACTCCGGGACTTTGTAGAACAAGCGAGAAAAACTCCGACACAGGATATGCTGGAAAATGGAATACACGATGCGGAAATAGCAGTCTTTCAGAACAGGACTATTCTCGGCGATATAGCAAGGGCCATACAAAAAGCGCCGATAGCACGTTGGACGGTTCCGTTTAGTCGAACGCCTTCTGCTGTTGCTATGCAGATTATCAATTACACGCCAGTTGGCCCCATTAAAGAGGTAATGGCCCAGATACATAAAGGCGAGTTTAATCAGCGCGACTTTGTTCATGCCGTTGGCAGGGCAGGAGTAGGGATTCCTGCATTAGCTATTGGCGCATTGCTTTTTACTAAGGGTCTTATGACACTTGATTACCCCAAGGGAGAACGGGAACGTAAGCTGTGGGAACTGGAAGGAAAGAAACCGTTTGCTGTTAAAATCGGTGATAAGTGGAGAAGCGTTTATGTTTTAGGCCCGATAGGTAATGTCCTTCTTATAGGTGGTTTTTTCCAGAAGGCTCTAACGGAATCAGGCAGTCCATCGGAAGCGATTGTAACGGCCCTGTCGGGAGGTGCTAAGTCATTCAGTGAGCAGACTTTTGTTATAGGAATGAGTCGGGCCGTAGATGCAATGAAAGACCCGGAGCGTTCGTTCGATAGATTCTTTTCAAGTATGGCCGGTTCTTTTGTGCCTACTATTCTCTCTGATATTGCTTCGGCTACAGACTACACGGAAAGGACATATAAGGGACCGTGGCAAGCCGCAGTTAAAAGGGTTCCAGTCGCGAGAAGGACTTTAGAAGAGAGAATTGATGTATTCGGTCAGGACCTACCACGTTACGGGGGCAATCCTTTAGAGGTAATGATAGACGCCACGCGCCCGGCCAAGATAAGGCAGGATGTTGTAGTCGATGAGATCCGCAGACTTTGGGACAAAGATGTTAAGGTAGCTCCGACCCAACTTGGCAATAGGGATGGTTATAAAATCCTAACACAGGAAGAAAACACTATCCTTTGGCGACAAGCGGGACGTTTGGCCTATCAGAATTTGTTCAAGTTGATACAGAAGCGGTCTTATCTCCGCAAAGACGACAAAGGCAAGGGCAAGATGATAGAAGAAATTATTAAAGAAGCCAAAGACCTTGCACGGGCGGAAGCGGCACAAGTCAAGTTAAATCAGGGCAAGACTTTGAAGGAACTAAAAGAGGATGGCTTAGTGACAGTTGATGTAGAAAAAGAAATGAAATAAAGGGGAAAAGCAAAATGGCTAAAAAAAACGGGACTTGGAAGATGATAGCGGTGATAGGAGGATTTATCGTTGTAATTATTGGAGCGGCAGTGACTTATGGTATGCTCAGCGAGAAGGTCGTTAAAATGGAGCCGGACGTCAAATTGAATAACGAGCATAGGATAAAGTTTGAAGAGAAGATCACGACTATGGAGAAGAACATAGCTGAGATTCTCAAGGAAGTGAGAAAATGAATGCAATAGAGGAAAACATTAAAATATGCGATGAAATCCTCGATAGGTTTGCCAAATTGAGCGATTCGGAAGAAAACGAGACAAATACATGGCTGCTAATCGGGGATTTAGAAACGCAAACGATGGAACTCAAGAAACTTTATAAGCAGATTATTCCAAAGGTGAAAAAATGAAACTACCGAATTTATCAGAAATGGATGTCTCGAAAAAGATGTTAATGGCTATTTCAGGGGCATATTTCGTTAAGGACATCGCCGAGTTTCGCATGGCGGCTCTTGTGGCCGGCCTTATCGGTGTAGGGATTGTATGCCAGACCTTTATCGACATTTTCATAGGCAAAAAGACTACGGCCAGCCCAGACTCTCAGTAAACCGTTGATGCTCAATTCTCTGTGTTTGCCTTTCGACTCGCTGTAGCCGCATTTCCGTATCAAAATTACGGAGAGCCATTGCCCCTTCGGGTGTCATATTATCAGTACAGCCGGCAACGAAAAGAATGATAATAGTGCAAAAGAGTTTTTTCATCACTGCTTAGAAGTTATCCCAGTGTTTCCACACAAAACGTACAAGCTTAAAGAATATCAATATAATGAATACGCTTATTGAAATATATATAATTTTCAATATCATCTTAACATAATCCTTTTTTACAAAAAGCCTGGCATTTCCGGCTCTTTCTCTTTAATGAATAGATGAGCAAATCCGATAATGATTATAGAAGAAAATCCACCGCCATATATCAATAACAAAGGTAGCCAATCTCCAAATTTTATAATGGCGAACCATGGGCCGGCAAGAACCGTAATCGGCAGAATGACTAAAGCTATCATAAAGGCACAAAAATTATTTAGGCCACTCTCAAAATTGAAGTCTTTTACAATTCTGATTATGCCAGCAACACTACCAAGAATAATTACAATAAAATATGCGAAACCTAAAAAAATCCCGATAATGTTATTCGATATGTTTTTCATGTTCCTCTCCTTTGATTATTTCGTCCCGAACTTCAACGCACAAACGATAAGACTGCTTCTGCTGCTCGGTAGCATCCTCGGCTGGAATATCGCCTAAGGCGTCAATAACTTCGTTAAAAACTTTCGTTTGTAAGGATTTTCTCAAGCACATTTTTCTTTACTTTTTGTCACTATGATGGCACTTTGTTATTATAGCACATTAGCTTTAATGTTGAGGAAAATGATGAAAAGAACAAATCATAACCAAATTATTGACTTTCAAAGAGATAAATTTAATGAAATCACTAACCTCCTAACTATTCTCCCGCCGGAGTGTTCTGATATTGTTCTTCGAGAGTTAAGGTTTTGTGTAAAGCTTCTCGAAGGCGATGACCAAGATGCTGACATACATCTTGAACATCAATCTCTGGACATGAAATTAGCATGGCCTGAACTTCCGTCGGCAAACTAAGCCAAAGTTTCAGGGCTGCTGTCGTAGCATCATTATTGCTTTGTTTGCGTTTTTTCCACTGCTTCTGGAAAGCAGTTCTTACAGAAGATTCGACCTCTGCGTAAAAATTCTTTGTACCTTTACGATAAGCCATAACTACAAATTACCAATAGATTTACATATTACAACTTATATAAATATAAATAAATTAACCGGTAATTTTCAATAAATTTATATTTTTGTCTTGACAATTTATATACGATGGGGTAAAATGCACACAACATAAGGATAGAAAGTGAATAGTTAAGGAAACTTACAATGCGGCAGAATACACAAGACACAAAAAATTCGCAATTTGGGCAAAATTCAATGTTTCTTCCAGCCCACCCTAATTTCCGTATTCTGTCGCAAGAACACTTCAAAACGGGTGGGCTGTTTTTTTCTCTGGAGGCGCAAAATGCTTGAGTTAGCGATTTATCTATTATCAGGTGTGTCATTTTTGTCTTTCACGATTGCGGCGATATTGATTTACCGCCTGACAAAATAAACAGATTTCCGTACTAACAAAGATTTTACCACAAGAAAGGAAGGGAGTCAAGAGAAAAATGAAGAAGGAGCGAAAAAAAAATGTTAGCGAGAATATTATTTGTAATAACCCTGAGTCTTATCGGATTCGGGTGGTTGCGCCACTGGATACGTAATTAGTGGCATCCGTGCCAATAATGTACGGCTTTAGGCACATAACGGTAGTTTAACAAAAGGATTAAGGGAAGTCAAGAAAAAAATGGAAAAAAAATCAGGAATATATCGGCATTGTCATCATAATAAATTATTTGAGTACGTATACGATGAGCAGGAACGTATCAATTACATTATAAACAGGAAACCGGCAAATGAAGTCGATACAAGATTGCGACTATTCAAGCCAGAAAAAATGGAAAACTTGCCGAAAGAAGTAAAAGAAGCGTACAAAGCCCACAACAAAGCGCGCAAAGCCCGCGAAGAAGCGTACAAAGCCTGCGAAGAAGCGCGCGAAGCCCGCGAAGAAGCGCTCGAAGCCTACGAAGAAGCGAACAAAGCCTATGGCGCAATGTACAAAGTCCTCAAAGAAGCGATAGTTAATAATATGGACAAGCTTGAAGAACTCCATCGCAAGGAATGTCCTGATTGTCCCTGGGACGGCAAGACGATTTTTCCCAAAAAGGAGAAAGTATAAATAGATAAGGGAAGTCAAGAAAAAAATGTGTCTCGCATACGAATTATCCAAAAATAAAGCTGACAAAATAAAGGATTTAGCCCGAAAGCGGGGGTACATCCGTGTTTGGAAAGTTTGTACGCCGGATTGTACGGGTTGGTTTTATGTAAATGAATGGATGCCGGGAATACATAAGGCCAAATATCTCCATAAAAGATATGGTGGTTGGTACGCATACTTAAGCGAAACAACCGCAAAGAAAGCTAAGAATTATTTGAATAGAAAGCACAATACTGACCACACAATCAAAGTCTGCTATGCAAAGCCTTCATGGATAAAAAGTCTTGGCGGCGATAGAAGGTTTGGTCATATCGGCATTTTCACTCAATTAGCCTTTCCCGATTGGAATAAGGGCAACATGACCATAAGGGAATTTCGGGCACTTTGCAGGAAGGAATCTTAATCATGGAAATACATATAGTACAAGAGACTTGTTGCCAATGTAATATTACTTTTTGGATAACCGCAAGCCATCATGAACGGTTAATTAAGTGCAAAAACGACTTCTATTGCCCGAATGGACATGTTCAACATTATTTAGGTGAAACGGACGCGGAGAAACTAAAAAGAACTGAGCAATATTTAGAGGATGCCAGAAGTCGTGAAGATGCAGCCAACCGCTCAAATTCAGCCCTTCGCGGCGTAATAACAAAAATGAAGAACAAGGAATCTTAATCATGGAAACTGGTAAATATAAACTTGACGGTCACAAAGTAGTTCCATACGAAGGCCAAGCCATGAGCAGCATAAAGAAAATGAAAGATATAATAATTGATTTAAGAAAGACATTCCGTATGAAACCATTGGGCTATGGCAGGATGATGGAGGATGGTTTTAATAATCTACTTTCCATGCTCGAAGCTGAGTCTGAGCCGGCGGAGTTGATACAAAAAGTAAGATTGATAATACAAACGGCCATTCAGGAAGGAAGGGAAACAGGATACTCACCAACCATAGAAGAATGGAGCATGATATCAACGGTTTGTGCAGAAATCAACCGCCTCACCGCCGAGAATGTCAAGTTGAAAGACTCCTTCGCTGGTTGTGAAAAGTGCAGAGAGGATTATGAAAAGGAAATCGACCGCCTGACCGCCGAGAACAAAGAAAAGGATGAAATCATCGGCACAATTCACGACAAGGGGGAATTACCAAAGGAATTGAAACTGGCTTATGGCGCCATAAGCCAGTTATTCAAGAACCAAAAAGCATTCGCTAAGGAATAAGAAATATAGCTCTTTTACAAAGGATAAATAATGTTTGAAATACAAGAAGTTGGATTTGCGGAAATAGCTTTTGGTTCTCGCGCTATGGAGTTAATGCCCAAATATGATGAAATACCAAAAGAATACAAACACGGAGATACCTTGTGGAACAAACTGTTCAATGATTGGTTCTTTTTGGGCGTAAAGAATCTTGAAATTAAACCAAAGCAGGATGTCGATAAAAACAAGGCCCTTAAACACATAAAGGCAATAATGGGTTCATTTGAACCGCCCCACGGACACAAAGAGGCCGGAGTTGCTTTTTTAATGTCAGAATGGTTTCAAGATGCAACATGGGAAAAAGCAAAACCTATGCCGGAGTAGCAATTATAGCTCTTTTACAAGTAAATATTTAAGCTTACGCAGCTTGACGTAGCGTGCTTGTCTTATTATTATGGCGACCGTCACAGTTTGGTCGCCGTAGAAACGGAGGTATCTATGAGACTAAGCACGAATAATCTCGTCTCGGAGTACATGCAGACTGCCGAGTCAATGGATTTGGCGGAATCGACGAGAGAGGCAAAAGTTAGGTTGTTTGAGGAGATAGAAAGATTGTTTGAATACGTTGACGAATTTGATGTAAACAAGTATCAGCTTTATCTTCTTAAAACCCGAAAGAAAGTGTCGGTAAACAGTTATGTCAAAATGGTGCGCCCGATTTACAAATGGGCGATACGCCAGGGCTGGATTGCAAGCGATCCGTTCGAGGGAGTTCGGAAGTTCCGCGTACCCCTGGAGCGGATTCACGTTTACAAGCCATGTCAAATCGAAGCCATGCTTGCGGTGTCCAACGATATTTGGCAGGCAAGAATTTTGGCTGCGGTAACGGCAGGCGCGAGACGTTCGGAAGTCTTGAATCTGACCCTCGATGATATTAACTTCGACGATTGCGAAATAGCAATCCAGCCGAAACGCGACACCGCAGAGACTTGGGAATACTGGCCGAAGAATAAAAAGTATCGGATAGTACCATTAGTCCCGATGTTTTATAATCTGATAGTCAGTAAGATAATTCCCTCTCTAAAAGGACAGCAGTATCTAACTCTCTCGGAGAAACGTCACTGGACATTGCAGCGGCAAAGACCGTTAAATTACAGAAGAAGAATCAATCCAGATGAGAATTTCAACAAACCGTTTAAGCGAATCATTGAAAGAGCAAACACATTACTTCCTTCTTTAGACAGAATAAGTCTTAACAGGACATTTCACGACCTGAGACGGACCTGTATTACCCACTGGACCCAGAATCCGAAACTGTCACCGCAGGAAGTACAATTGCTCGCCGGACACGCCGATATTAAGACGACAATGGAGTACTATGCAGCCGTCCGCGACGACGTGTGCCGACGAGCACAAACATCAATCGGGGCGGCCGGGAATGATCCGGCGACCTCTTGACCCCCAGTCAAACGGTAGGGTCAAAAAGTAAAGTATAACGGTTCGACCAAGCTGTGACAAGCTTTTTTGAATGTGTCCGGCGGCGTGGTAGCGCCGGTGGCTTAGAGATATGAGATAATGCTTGAGGTTATCAGAAACTACTAATACTGATGCCAAAAAAGGCAGAGACGTAGCAGGCTGGGGAATCCTGCCCGGACACAGCAAATAACCCGCTTCGAGCTTTCCTTAAAATCTCCTCGGCTCAGGCGGATTATCTCAGGGATGGGCCGAAGAACACGGATGTCATCGGCGGAGTACAATTTCTGACTATATAAAGACCCTCTTTGACTTTCACTTCGGCCCCCCTTTTTAAGCTTATCATCACCCTCCTCCGAAGCCAGATTCTGTTTTTTTAGAATCTGGCTTTATTGAGAACACACTCGGTCGGGGCACTCTTGGCCCCAATCGTTTTATTAAAGAAAGGGACAAGACATGATACATACAAAAGTATTTGCCACAGAAGATGAAATTAAAGATTTGCGGGCATTAGCATGTCAAGGGTGGATGCCTGGGGACGTAATGATGGTTACTTCTGTTATGCAAGGAATAACAAAAGACCAAAAAACGGTTGATGCACGAAAGATTTGCCACAATTTAGCTCTTTCACACGGATTAAAAGAAATTGAGGGCTATTATGGTATTACCGAAGAAGGTGAATTTGTAAATTTTTGACAACTTAAGAGACTCCGCCGAAAAGCGGTTCACGATACTAATTTTATTTGAAAGGGGTTGACTGAAGCGCGAATAGGTCAACCCCGTTATTGAAAGGAATTAAAATGAAGTTACCAAAGAAAATCTATGTGAAAAAAGAAAAAGATGGCGATGAGGAATTTCTTATTGCAGGAGAAAAAGCCAGTGAAATCGCAGACCAAGAAGACGTAACAAAAGCAGGAGAATATATTCTCAAGCGAGAAGTCAATCTTGTTAATGCAACCGAGGTACATCCTTGAGAGAGAATCCGCCGAAAGGCGGCTCACGATAGTCGATCCGAACGCCGGGGTAGAGTAAACGCGCGTTAGACCATACGGGTTCAAAGATCAAGGCGTGACTTGCCGGTGGAGAGTAACCGGCTTTGATGGGGTCATGGATGACTCTTGGCCCCAATCGTTATTAAAGAAAGGGACGTGAAAATGAAGAAGAAAATCTTTTTGAATAGCGAAGAAAAAAAACTTTTAGAGTCTGAAATAACAAATGAACAGACAGGTCTAACTTTGATGACACAAGGGGCAAAGTTTTATAACGAAGCCGAAGAAAAGCTTCAGGCAATGGTTAAAGAAAAGTGGCCCACGGCAACAAAACTGCATCATCCACTAAAAGGCAAATGGTCAGTAATTATTGAGGATGCCGATTTGACAACTTAAGAGAGAATCCGCCGAAAGGCGATAACCGGCTTCGGGGCGTTGCCAAAGTCAAGGCAAGGGAGGCTAAACTAAATTAACACCTTTTTGAGCGTTAAATTAGGAAACTGCAATATAGGATGCCCGGAGCCGTTTTGGAGATAGAAATGATAACTTTAGCATTAGGAATATCAATATATTTGTGGCTTAAAGTCACCCCAACCCTTGAAATATTAGAAGCAGGTAGTGCTATTCTTATAGCTATGTTATTTGATTTTATAATAGCGATTACAGCGTGCATTTGTTTTTCATAAGGAAAAGGAGATGAACTATTATCGAGACAAATTTATAGAGAATGTTGAGATGGTTGATTGTATGTGGTGGCTCTGCAAATGGACGGCAATAGCCATGTTTTTTATATGGCTCGGAACGAAGATTGGAGGTTAATCATGCCCGAAGAAAAGAAATCAATTTATCAGTTAAAGCTGCACGAAGAACTGTCACTTAGTAAATGGATGTGTGTATTGAGAGTTCCAGGTGGATGGATATACCAAACCTCTGACCCTCGATATGAATGGGACAATATGGCCGTTTTCGTCCCTTTCAGCAACCAATTTTATC